ATTCAGATGGATATATATTACATCTTTATAATGGATATATAGATAATAATACTTGGGTAGAGGAAAGAGGTTTAATAAGACCTGATGCTAGCGGTTCAAGAGCTTATACATATACAAATGATTTTTGGACTCCTAAGTATACTTATTTAAAAAGTTTAGGTGTAACTAAAATGAACAGAATTGTAGAGACAGATTCAAAGCTTGCTACTTTATTAGCTAATCCAGATTCATATAGTCATAATTCACATTTAGATACTTCAACAATAGTAGTTGAAGACAAAGTAAGTAGTTACGCTTGGGCTGACATAACACATAAACATATAACAATAGATTTGATATGAGTACATTAAAAAATTCAAATGTAAGTTTTGATGGCATGAGAGATGTTTTTGATACTATGAATAGTAACGGAAGTACCTCTGCTTGGTCATTAAACAACCAAAAACATATTGACCGTTCACCTGTTCTTAATGGTGGTACAGGTGATGGGAAAGTTCCACTAACATTTAATGATGCTGAAGCTACTTCATCAACTACAATGTCAGCAGCTGATTTTAAAAGTGTTATGAAATTTGATAGTGGGGGTGCCACAGTAACACAAGGTTTTAATAAAAGTCAAACCTTACATACTATTGCGGGGTGGGGAACACTTCATGGTATGTATGCTGCTAGTAAACAACAAATAACAAACAATAATAGCGGTATTGGTCAAGTCTATGACGGAACTAATACCTATGACGGAACAGGTAACCCTTCAGGACTTAGTAATCAAAACTTTATACCTTTTACTAATTTTAGTAGTAGTTTTAATTCTAATAAAGACATTGCGGCCATAGCAACTTATACATCAGGATTTACTGTAAGAGAAGTTAATCTAGTTTTTAGAGGCACAGGAGCTAGTGCAACTGATACTGACTGGAATAATATGTATATAAGACAAGTAAATGATACTCACCTTAGTGGTGATGAAGCTTCTAATAAGCAGTATGTCTCAAAATTAACAAGAGGTACCAATATGACAACAACAACTTATACAAATATTCTTTATGGTAATTATTATGTACATACATGGAGTACGCCTATCTTATCTAGCTTTACTGCTGCAGCTACAACTTTTGTTAAGTTTGATTAATATGATACAATCTTATAATGAAAAAATTAGTTATAAGTTTAAATAGAAGACAAGATAGAAAACAATTATTTAAAAATAATAAGTTAAAAAATTATAGATACATAGAAGCAATAGATTATAAAAGAACAAAATTTTATAATACTATAAAATCTAAAAAGAATTGGATAGGTCCTTTTAATAATAGGCCTCTTTTAAAAAGTGAAATAGCTTGCTTTCTTTCTCATGCAAAAGCTTGGAAAGAATGTATTAATTTAAATGAACCTATTATAATTTTAGAAGATGACGCAGTAATTAATAATAGTTGGAACGAAGATTATTATACAAAGTTAATTAATAAATATGATTTTGTATATTTACAAAGAAACGAAAACGAACCTTCAAAAACTGTTAGTATAGATAGTAGATTAGAAAGACCTTACTATCCTTATAACTTAACAGCTTATATTATAAAACCTCAAACAGCAGAACTATTATTAACTCACATGGATAAAAATAACATGACCCCAGTAGATGAATTTGTACCAGAACTTATAACAGACAAGAAAGTATTAAATGCAGTAGCTTTAAAAGAAGATGCATGTAATCAATTATCTAGAGATGAAAGTCCTAGTGATATAGAACCTAGTAACATACATAGAAATTTTAAAGTACATCCTGTTACTATAGGAACTGATACAAAAAAATGTGTTAAGTTAAATACAAGTGCAAGTAAAGTAGGTGTTCAAGTAAGAAACCTAGGAACAAATGTAACTTGGTTAGGTACAGATATGTCAGGACCAGGTGGAGGAATGAAAGTAAACATACTAAAAGATTATGTTAATTCTCTTCCTGATACAGATATAGTTTTATTTACAGACGCTTATGATGTTTTTTATGCAGATGATTTAGAAACTATTACAGAAAGATATTTAGATTTTAATTGTAAAGTTTTATTTTCAGCAGAATACTATTGTTGGCCTGATGCTAATTTAGAAAACGATTTTCCTATGTCTCCAACTAAATATAGATATTTAAATAGTGGAACTTTTATAGGAGAAGTAGGCGAGCTAAAGAAAATGTTTGCTACAGATAATGTTAAAGATGATGGAGATGACCAACTATACTATCAAAAATTATTTTTAAGTAATAACTTTGATATTAAATTAGATTACGAAGGTTATATCTTTCAGACACATGAAGCTAATGCTACTATAAATGAAACAGGACAATTATATAATCCTGAAACTAATTGTACTTCTTGTATTTACCATGGAAATGGCGGTGAATTAACTAAACAAAAGTTTAATCAATTATATAATAGATTTTTTCCAAAAGACGAAAATTTATTTATACCTCCAAAAGGTTATGAAATATTAGATAATGATATGCTTCTTGTAGATTTTATGACACAAGAACAATGCGAAAGATTAATGGAAATATCTGACAATCACGGACAATGGGGAAGTTTAAGTTATGATAAGTTTCCTGCACAAGAAATTAGATTAAAAGAATTAGGTTTATGGGAAGAACTTAATACTTATTGGGATGAACACATAGTTCCTATAATAGAAAACTATTGGAAACCTATGGAGATGTATGGTCTAAGAGATGCTTTTGTTATGAGATATGCAGTTGATACACAAAAAGATTTACCTTTACATACAGACGCAAGTTTAGTAACAGGAAGTGTAAAACTAAATGACGATTATGAAGGGGCTGATTTATTTTACCCAAGACAAAACTTTAGTAATAAAGATATACCTGTAGGTAAAATGATTCTATTTCCTGGAGCAGTTACTCACGGACACGAATGTTTGCCTTTAACTAAAGGAACTAAATATAGTTTTACTATTTGGAGTTCTAGGTTCCCAGGAGATTCAGTATAGTGGAAATGACTCATCTATTTTGGAATGCAATTTTAACTTTAATAGTAGCACCTATTATTATTAGTATTCGTAAAAATGAAACAGAAGCTAAAAGAATAGACATACTATTAAATAAAACTAGAGAAGAACTTGGTAGAGAGTATATTACAAAACAAGAAGCAAAAGGCGATATGGTTATGTTAATGGAACGATTAGAAAAACTACATGAAAAAGTAGATAAATTATTTGAGGTAAAGTAATGGCTAAGAAAGAAGAAAAAGCTATTGTAATATCTATAGCAGAAATTAAAAGTCCTAAACTTTTTATGAAGCTAAAAAAACGAATGGGAAAAAAAGATGTCAAAAAAACAAAAAAGAAATAGCACTCGTAAAAGAGCTACTGCTAAAAGAGTAGACTACAGCAAGGGTGGGAGAGTTAATGCTAGAGAAGGATTTCCAATGAGAAAAGGAAATATAAAAAGGCCTATAGGAGTACAAGAAGAACCTATTGTTAGTACGCCTATAAACAGACCTATGCCTGCGACTAGACCAATAGCTAAACCAATGCCTAAACCTGTTACGCCTAAGCCAATGCCTAAGCCTATACCTAAACCTAGGCCGCAAGAACCTGTTGTTAGTACGCCTGTAACTAGGCCACAACCTGTTCCAGTAAGAGGAAGACCAGAAAGAGATGACGAAATTTATATAGATAGAGTTCCTCCTTCAGTTCCTCGTATGCCTAACGAGACTTCAATTAAATTTACTCCGACAGCACCAACTGGTCCATCAACAACAGTAATGCCTACAGGCCCAGGATTTAGTACAGGAAATAGACCAAAAGTATCTGATGTTAGAGATGATTATTATGATGATGTTAGAGATGGTCCTACTGGTAGAAGAGGTGGGGGCGGAAGAGGCGGACAAGGTAATACTTGGTGGTCTAGTAAAGGATACGAAAGTTTAGGAGACGCTATAGCAGATGGATGGAGATTTATAAACGGAACATGGACACAACAAACTGAAGGACCTCCTAGTGGGCCTCCAAGTGGACCTCCTAGTGGACCGCCTAGTGGACCTCCTAGTGGGCCGGGTGAAGGACCAGGAACTCCACCTAGTAGTCCTGACTTACCTTCTAACCTACCACCTAATTGGGATACCATGACGGATGTCCAAAAGAAAGATTGGTTTGAAGACCAACGAAGAGGTAGAGTTAGTGATACAGGAGCTAAAGCAGGAAACATAGCTACAGGAAATATACCTGATGGAACTGTTCCTGTACCTGATATGGCTTTTATAGGAAGAGAAGGAACAGAAGCTCCGACAGTAGTAGCACCTGACGCAAGCAGGGCTGATGCTTTCAGAATGAGATATCAAGGAGATGAAACTGTAAGTACAGTAGATGATGTTGCAACAGTTAGCCCAGCTAGAGAAGTAGATGGTGGTAACATGGGAGATGGTTCTGTTATAGACCAAGCTGCCGAAGCAGAAGCTGCCGTAGCTGATGAAGCTGATGTTAATTTAGCAATCGCTGCAGATGTTGCAGATGCTCCTTTAATAGCTGATGTAGATGTTCAAATTAACCCAGGAGTTTTAGCTGATAGAGTTATTGGTAAATTAAGCCCTACCGCTTTAGCACCTATTGTAGCTAATGCAGGTAGTTCTTTAGCAAAAATAACAAGAGCTAAAAAACAATTAAGAAATGCAGGATTACAAGAAGAAGCTATTGATGCTTTAGGTAATGACCCTGAAGATTTAGAAGAAAGACTTACAGATTTTACTGAAGAAGAAAGAGGAGTTATAGAAGGACTTCCTGAAGAAGCTTTAGTATCTAATCAACTTGATACTTTATTAAAAGGAGTAGAAGAAGGAGAAATTCCTATTTGGGCTAGACCTGCTGTAGCTAGTGTAGAAACTATGTTAGCTAAAAGAGGTTTAGAAGCTTCATCTATTGCAAGAGATGCTTTAGTTAATACTATTATTCAATCTTCTATACCTTTAGCACAAGCTAACGCACAAGCAATACAAGCTAGCGTAGCTCAACAAAGAGGAATAGAAGCTGCTGAGTCAGAAGCAAATGCTCAAAGAAAACAACAAACAACTTTAGCTAATGCTCAAACTGTTTTTAACATGGACATGGCTCAGTTTACTGCTGACCAACAAACTGAATTATCTAATAGTAAGTTTTTACAGACTGCTACTTTAACAGAAGCTAGTAACGAGCAACAAGCTGCGGTACAAAATGCTGCAATGAAAGCACAAGAAAACTTAGCAGATGCAGACTTTTATCAAAAAGCACAAATACAAAATGCTCAGGCTTTTTTACAAACTGATATGGCTAATTTAAGTAACCAACAATCAGCTAATGTTATTAAAGCTCAATACGAACAACAAAGACTATTAAGTAATCAGTCTGCTCAAAATGCTGCAAAACAATTTAATGCTACTTCTGACCAACAAGCAGAACAATTTATGGCTCAGATAGAAACACAAATTAAACAGTACAATGCAGGACAAATTAATGTAGTAAAACAATATAATTCACAAGCTCTTAATGCTGCTGAAGCTAGAGACGCTGCAAGAATTTCAGATGTTAATAAAGCTAACGCTTCTATTATGAATCAAGTTGAGCAGTTTAATGAGCAAATGAATTTTAACAGACAACAATGGAACGCTGCAAATGAACAAGCTGTAATAAACTCTAATATAGATTGGAGAAGAAAAGCAAACACAGCAGATACAGCTGCTCAGAATGCAATCAATCAACAAAACGCACAGAATGCTTTTGGTTTGACACAGGCCGCACAATCTTTCTTATGGCAAGAATTAAGAGACCAAGCTGATTATGATTTCAGATGGGCTACAGATACTGCTAATAGAAAATTACAAGCTATGATGTCAGCAGCAAGTGCAGAAGGAGACGCAGCTAAAAACTGGTCTAGTAATTTCAGTAATGCTTCAAGCACTATTGGACGATTATTTGGGAGTGGATAAGAATGGGATTTTTAAGTAAAGTTTGGAAAGGCATTAAGAAAGGTGTCAAGAAAATAGGTAAAGGCATTAAAAAAGTCTTTAAAAAAGTTATGAAAGGTATTGGCAAACTAGGCATAGTAGGTCAAATAGGGATGATGTTTTTAATGCCGTATGCTATGCAAGGCTTAGGGTCTCTGTTTGGAACAGGAGGCAAGTTAGCTTCTTGGTCTACAAAACTATTAGGGCCTAACAAAGGTTTCTTTTCAAAAGCTTTGGGTAAAAGTATAGAAGCAATTAACACAGCAGGTAGTTGGGTTAAAGGTGCTTATACTAATGTAAGTCAAGCTATTAACGGAGCTATTGATAAAACAGGTAATTGGTTAAAAGGAAGAGGATTTACTTCTACTGATACTTTAAATCAAATAGGACAAGGTATATCTAATACAGACTTTACTGGTGCAGTAGGAGATAATAATTTTAATTTATTTGATAAAGAAGGAAACCTAATTCAAAATAATAAGTTTAGTAAAGACGGACTTAACTTAAATGCTTTTAAATCAGAAAATTTAGTTCCTAAAACAACTAAGTTAAACTTTGGAGATGTAGGTAATCTTACTAAAGGAATAGACTTAGACCACACAAACTGGTTAGAAAGTCTTACAACTAAAGATACATCTACGATTGGAAGCAACTTATTAGATAATGTTGAGATAGGAGATGTTAGTAACTTTATGCCTAAGCAATCAGAAGGTCTTTTAACAAACTTAAAGAAAGATATAAAAGAGTTTGATGTTTATGATTGGGGCAAGTCTAAATTATCAGGGGCTGTTACAGATGGAGTTTTTGGTGGTATTAAACAAGAAGCTTATGAAATGGTTGCAGGTGAAGCACCAACTCCAAATTACTATAACAATACTATTCCTAATATTATGAACATAGGACAAGACGGACAATCAATGGCAAACAGAGGTTACGGAGCAACTGATATGATGTTCCAACAACAAGGTAATAGTTGGCAAGGAACTTCTATGCTTACTACATCTTGGATGAACGATATTTTAAATCCGCAAGTAGACGCTTACTCTTCTTATATGAATAGTATGGTAGGCGATATGAATAGAAGCTACGGAGTATAGGAGAAAACAATGGAACAAATACCAGGCGAAGCAATGAACCCAGAAGCTGTTGAAGCTTTTGCGAATAGGCAACAATCTATTCCTGGACAATCTTTAACCTCAGACCCAGACCAACGAAGGCCTTTTGAATCTGCACCTGACTTCACAGATTTTAGAGAAGCTTTAGAATATGTATCTCTAGAATTATTAGAAGAAGAAGCTTATACGCCTATGGTTTTAGCTATAGGAGATGGTGTTACTATTACAGACTTAGCAATGCAAATAGGTTATGTAGGTTTTAGAGAAGGTAAATGGAATCCTGATTTAATGATGATGCTTATGGAGCCTTTAATGTATTTACTTATGGCTCTAGCAGAAAAAGCAGGTATCAAATATAGAATAGATGACGAAGACGATATGAATTTATTTGATATGGAAGACGGAGAAACTGACGAAGAAGAAACAATGTTAGTTGAAAAGACTAAACTTGCAGCAAGAGTTGCAAAAGAAAAGAAAGCTAAAGAATCAGGTTCAGTTCCTTCAGGAGCTTTACCAGTAGAGGTTATGGAAAAATTAGAAGCTATACCTGAAATGAGTTTATTAGCTAAACAAGAAGAAGAACCTTTAAGTATTTTAGAGGGAGGACAGTAAGATGGGATTATATGATGATGGTGGTGTAGACTTTGCTGAAAAGAAGTTTGCAGACGCACAAGAATACAAAAACAAACAAGCTAAAAAACAAGATGATTTTAGTAAAACATTATTAGGTGTTGATACTTTATTTAGAGGAGTAGCAAGTTTAGCTAAATCAAAAGGAGAAGCTTTACAGGATAAAAATATTCCTCAACGAGCTTACTTACAAAACTTTTTAACTAGACAAAATAATATAAGAAGCACTATTGAAAATAATATGTTAAAGAATGGACAAGTAGATGCTGGTTCTTTACAGTCTTATATATATGACCAATTAAGTTCTGATTTTGCTGAAGGAGCTTTTGGACATTTAGACCCAGATACTTACGCAGCTGTATTAGATAAACATGCAAAAGATGAAGCTGAAAGATTATTACCTTCTTATCAAAAAATGTATGATGAGTCTTTAGATGTTCCAGATTTAGAAACATCTTTATCTCAGTTTGATAAATACAATGCTATGCAAAATCCTACTGATGTTTTTAGTATGATTAAAAAAGGAAGTAAAAGAATCTTAGGTATTGAAGATGAAGAAACTATAAATTGGCAGAATACACAACAAAGAGATGTATTAAGAAATACTCCTCTTGGAAATGAGTTTTACCAATATCAAGAAGCAGTTAATAATTATGAAAAACAAATAGGAGCAGACCCTTTTGGTATGGATTCTTTATTAGTTAAACTTAATAGAGGTATTCAAGATGGAAGTATTAAAGGTAAAATTATAGGAACTCCTAGTATAGAAGAAGTAGTAAAAACTTCAGGCAATGTAACAACTAAAGAAAAAGTAGCTATGGGTTATATGCGTAATGTTGAAACTGGGAAAGTAGAATGGGTTCCTATTAATGGTGGCGGTACTGTTAGAGTAAAAAGTACAGTAATAAAAAATACTGAACCGCCAAGTGCTAATATGATTTCACAAGCTGAAAATCTAATAAAAACTTCTTTACAAAATACTAATCCAAAACTTTGGCAAGCTATTAGTAATGGTAAAATGACAACTAAAGACAGAGGTTATAATGTTGAATACTATGCTAATAAAGTTGCGTATGCTGTTCAATCTATAGATAACATGCCGGGTGCTTCTAGTATGTCGTATGATAATAAGCAACAAATAGCTTTTGAATGGGTAGCTCATCAAATGAATAGAGGATGGGAAATAAAACAAGCAGGCGGAAAAGAAGAAGAGTATGAAGGACTGCTTTATAATCCTGAAACTAATGTAACAGCTTATAGAATTTCAGGAATGAATGCTGAAAAGAATAATAATAATTGGGTTCCTCATTTAGAAAATACAGATGTGTGGGTTAGTGAAATTATAAAGAATGTTGGCAATAGTCCGTCTCAATTAAACTCTGAGATTAATCAGCTTAAACATAAAACTTGGTCTCAGTTACAAGTTATAACAAGACAAGAAGATGGCACAGTAAAAAATATTTTACCTGATGCAGTAGCTAGTGCAGACTTAGAAGGAAGTGTTGAAGAACAAATATATCAGTATGAAGTTTTACAAATGGAAAAATACAATACTTTATTTAATCCACATTTATCAGATGTTAATAAAGAAAGAAGTGTGTTTGGTCCTGAACATCAACAATATATAAATACTATTAATGTACCTCAACCTGTTTCTACAGAGGAAGTAGTTCCTACAGAAGAAGTAGTTCCTACAGAAAATACTAATGATACTCCTATTAATGTACCAGGAAAAATAATTAATTATACTTCAGGAGACCCTTTACCTAATGATGGTGATTTACATACAGGTGAAAGAGTAGGTGCAAACGCTAGAGGCCAAGGCGGTACTGTAGTGTTTACAGAGCAAGAAAAAGCGGATAATGAATATATTAAATCTGAAACTAAAAGACTTAAAACTTTAAACAAAGAGCAAAGAAGAATAGTACAAAGAAGTAGAAAAGGTACTTTTGTATTAGGTTCTAGGAATTTAAATAAAGTAAGAAATAATGAACTATTAAGTTCTTATACTCCTTTTAGTAATTGGTTAAGAAAAGAAACTAATAACGAAGTTAAAATACAAGATTTAAGAACAGATGAATCTTTAAGAAAACAATATCAAGAACAATTTGCTGAAGATATTTATAATGATTTATTAACTGTAGAAGGTATTGATAAAGGATGGTTAAACCAAATGTTTGATATGGATTTTGACAACGAAGAATTAATGATAGCTGATGCGGAGTAAATAAATGGCTTATAGCTTTCTTGACACAGAATTAGGAATACCTACTGACCCTACTAAATATAAATCTCCTGATTATGATTTAAATGATTTAGATGCTGACGAAGAATTTCAACAAAGAGCCGAAAGATTTTTAGGTTCTGTTGGAGAGTCAGATGATATCTATGAATATTTAAGAGACTCTGATTGGAATTTATATAAAGCTGGTAAGCAAATGTTTGATAGTAATAAATTTACTGACGAACAAAAACAAGATTATGCTTATCTAAGAAAAACTTTTGATGGAGCAAGCCTCGGTAGTACAAGTCAATTCTTAGAATTAATTAAAGACGCTTCTATTGATATGGTTACTGACCCTACATTAATTGCGGCCTTACTTACTACTCCTATTACAGGAGGAACTTCTTTAGCTAGTAGAACTTTATTAGGTAAAGGAACACAAGAAAGTTTAAAACTATTAGGTAAAGCAAATTCTAAAGCTTTAACTCGTAAAGAACTTGTAGAAGCTACACAGTCTGGTGCTTTAAAAAGAGCAGGAGATTCAGCTAAAAATGTAGCTATGACAGTATCTGCTGTAGAAGCAGGCGGGTGGATGGGTATGCACAATCATGCTACTCAAAATACACAGATTAATACAGGTTTAAGAAAGGCTTATTCTTCTTCAGAGCTTGCAGGCTCTACTGTACTTGGTACTTTAACAGGTGGAGTTGTAGGTAGAGGGTTTCAAAAGTGGAACAATCATAAAAACCCTGCACTTAACTGGTCTAATGAACCTGCTAAGATGAATAAGATTCAATATGCTTATAATAAAACTTTAGATACATTTTTATCTAATACAATATTAGGTACTGCTAGGCAAATGCGTACCTTTGAAAAACTAGGAATAAAAAAAGCAAAAGAATTTGCAAATGTTTTAGATGCTGATTCACAATTAGTAATAGGTAAAAGAAATACAGAAGCTGTTAAGTTTAGTTTTCCTGAAAGACTTTCTGCAAGAAGAGGAAGCTACATGTTTGGAGATAATGGCTTTTGGAAAGCTATAGAAGACATGGCTCCTGATGGTGTTTTTAGAGAAATAGACGAAGCAAAAATTATTGGCATACTAAGGGGCGGTAGCGAAAAAGGAGCAAGCAAAGAAATAAAACAAACAGCTAAAAAATTAAGAAAGTGGTTTGATGGAATTGCTAAAGATGCTGAAGACGCAGGGTATGGTAAATTAAGAATAGAAGATTATTTTCCTAGAGAGTGGAATAGGCAAGCAATAGAAGCTGATAGAATAGGTTTTGAAAATAGATTAGTAGATAAAAAAATTGTAGATAGGTCTGAAGTTTCTGGGGTAGTTGATGAGATGTTAAACAAACATAATCAACTTTATTCTTCTCATAGTAATTTAATGTCTCATGGTAGAAAGTTTGAAAACATGAAAGATGTAGACTTTGAAGACTTCTTAGTAAATGATTTAGTAGCTATTGGAGCTACTTATGGATTAAATGCGGCCAACACTATACAAACTAAACTATCTTTTTTAGGTGGCTCTAAAGGACTTAAAAACACTAGAGTAGTTGGTAGTCAAGAAATAGATGGTAAAGATATTAAAGTTGTTCAGGCTTTAGCACAAAGTAAACAAGCACAATTTGAAAAAATATGGATTGAACCTTTAGATGCAGAGCTAAGAGCTAAGACTGGTAGAAGATTAAGTGGTAAAGACAAAGCTAGAATGTATGAATCTTTTAAATCTGCAACAGGAGATGTAAACTTTTTTAAAGGCAAAATAATACAAGGGTCTTATGATACTTTAAAACTAGCTAATGCTATGGCTTACTTACCTTTAGCTACTGTTTCATCTGCTTCAGAAGCTTTAATAACTTTAACAAAAGCTCCTACAAAAAACTCTGTAAAGAATATGCAGTATCAATTAGAAAACGGAGTTAGGTTTTTAACTACAGATTTAAAATCAGTATTAAAAGAACGAAGAGGACTATCAGAAATTGAAGCAAATAGAGAAGCTAATAAAGCTTGGATAGCTGTTGATGATGTTCAATCAGATAAAACTAATAGGCTTACAGGTGAAGCATTACAAACTCAAAGTTTAAATAAAGTCGCCAGGGCTTTTTATAAATTAAATTTATTAATGCCTTGGACAAAAACTATTGAGCTTGCTGCATTTAAAACAGGTAAAGATATTATAGAAGAAAATATAGCGACTCTTTCTAAGATGGCTGATAGCGGTATTAAAGTTTTTGATGATACAGATTTATTTTTAAAGTCTATTAACGAAAGCCGTGGAGCTTATAAAAGAATAATTAAAAAAGATTTAGATGGAGTATATACAGGTTCAATACAAGATGCTGCTAAAGAAGTACAGTATTTAAAAGAAACTTTATATGACTTAGGTATTGACCCTAAGAAAGGAGTTAAATGGTTTAAAGAAGGAGCAAGTAAAGAAGCTAATTTTTATGGAGACATAACTATGGGTGGAGGAAGATTTTCTAGAGGGGTTATATTACCTACTTCAAGAGAATTTTCTAAAGTACCTACATTTATGACTCATCCAAGATATGATATTTTTACACAGTTTTTAAGATACCCTGCTGCTTTTAGTAATACAGTTCTTAAAAACTTTGCAAGAGATACTATTAATAATCCTAAAGCAAATGCTCCAAAAGTAGGCTCGTTTGTTATTGCGTCTACAGGTATAGCAAGAGCTACTAACTATTGGAGAAGTAGTGCAGAAGCACAAGAACAATTAGACTATGGTATAAATAGAAGAAGAGAATCTACAGGCCCTATAGGACAAGCAATAGATAAAGTTGCTCCTATGAGCTACGAAGAAACTAAAAGGTCTTTACAAAGAGTAGGCTTATTAGGTCCTTTAGAGTATGGTGTTAGGTTTTTTGATTCGTTTGCTTACAATGAAAATGCAGTAGTATCTGCTTCAAGTTTAGGTGGTCCTATTGTAGGAGACATTACAGGAAGTTTAATTTATGGTAGAGGTTTTTTTGAAACTCTATCTAGAAAAACTCCTTTAAGAGGATTAAAAAATCCATTACAAAATACTTTTGGTGCTGAGCCTTTTAGTGCTATGGATGAAAAAGCAAGAGAGTTAGATGATAAAATTACAGAGATACTACAAAATACAGGCACTTTGATTAATGAAGGCAGAGTAGGCTACCACGGAGGCGGCCATGTAAAGAAAAGAAAAAAATATAATCAAGGTAGTATAGTTACTCCTATTCCTCCTGTTCCTGTAAAGCCTGATTTTCCTGAAGAAGCTCAACAAATAGTAGATTATATGTTAAGTAAAAATAATCCTATATTTAATGAAAGGTCTATTCCTGGTTTATTAGGAAACATAGATGTAGAATCGTTTGGTAGTTATGACTATCAACGACAACAAGATAACGGAAATGCTTGGGGTATATGGCAGTTAGACCATTCTAAAAAAATAGATTACTTTAATTATTTACAAGAACAAGATAGAGAAGATAGCATGGAAGCTCAGGTAGATTACGCTGAAGAAACTATGATGTCTGGTAGAAATATAGGTGGCACAAACGCTGAGAATTGGAGAGGTATAATGGAAAATGGTACTGTTGCAGAAGTTGCTGATATGTGGGCTAGGCAATGGGAAAGACCTAACCCAAATAGAAACCCTCAATGGGAAAGAAGAATATCAGTAGCAGAAAAAGCAGCACTAGAATTTTTTGAGAAAGCAGAGTAGTAATGGGTTTTCCTTTTGAAATAATAACTATGTTAGCCTCTACAGTTTTAGGTGGCTTTATGAGTGTATGGGCTGAAAGTCGTAAGGCTAAAGCAGAACAACAAAAACTTCTTATAACTCGTGGTGAGTTTGAAATGAAAGCTAGAAAACAATCTCTTGACCATGGGTTAAAAGATAAAGGCTTTGCATGGACAAGAAGAATTATAGCTCTTACTTCTGTATTTGCTATTGTTCTTTTACCAAAACTTGTAGCAGTTTATTATCCAGATGTAAGTGTTACTGTTGGGTATACTAATTGGAACCCAGGATTTTTATTCTTTAAAGAAGGCAGAGAAATATTTGAATGGATAACATTTCAAGGATTGGTTATAACACAACTAGATACTAATTTAGTATCAGCTATTATAGGAATGTATTTTGGCGGAAGTCTCGCAAAAGGTAGATAGTATGAACCCAAATCAATGGATGGACTTATTAGAAACTGTAGGTATTCCAGCGGCCTTTGCAGTTGCAGCAGGTTATATGGTGTGGAAATTATTCCAACACTTAATAGCAGATGTTCATAAAAAATTAGATACACAGCATGGAATGATAGTTGCTTTAATAGATAGAGTAAGGCAAATGGATAATGACATGATAAGAATAGATTCTATGTGTCGTACAGCTTTAGGCGTACAGATAGATGTTGACAGAATAGCTAGAGCAGATGGGAAAAAAGATGTCAGAAAAGATTGAAGATGTATGTTGGGGATGCTTAATGTTTTGGGTAGGCATGGTAATGTTTGTAAGTTTAAGTCAACTTAGTTATGCAGATGAAGTTACTTTTAAATTTAAGAGTCCTAGTTTTAACGGACAAGGAACTTCTTCACATTATTTAACTATACAAAACCAAGAGTTTAATCGGAAGCAAGCTTTAAAAGCAGAAATAAAAGCTTTGCAAGACCAAATAAAAAGAGATAAAGAAAATACAACTTTAGCTAGATTCATTAGGAACCTAGAGAGCAGAATTTATGCTCAGTTATCAAGACAGTTAGTAGAAAATTTATTTGGTGAAACGCCAAGTGATAGTGGGATACTAGAACTAGAAGGTAATACTATTGAGTATAGTGTCGTAGACGGAATAATAACATTAAAAATAACGGATAGTGATGGGAATGAAACAATTATATCTTTACCTATTGGTAGCTTTACTTTCTAGTTGTGCTGTCATAAATGAAAATAAAGATTTAGTATTAACAAAAGAAATACAACCATCTACCACCTTAGAGTTACAATCTAAAGAATTAAAAGAACTTCCAGGAGCAAAGAACAAACCAGTTATTGCAGTCTATCCTAACAGTTTTAAAGACTTAACAGGACAGCGTAGAAGCAACAGTTCGTTTGCTTTATTTTCAACAGCAGTTACACAAGCACCTGAAGCTTATCTTATTAGAGCATTAAAACATGCAGCTAATGGAGAGTTCTTTAGGGTTGTTGAAAGGGTAGGTTTAGATGACCTAGTAAAAGAAAGACAATTAATCCGAAGCACTCGTCAAGAGTTTGAAGAGGATAACAAGATGAAGCCTTTGTTATTTGCAGGGCTTTTATTTCAGGGTGGAGTAATTAGTTATCAAGCTAATCTACAGTCTGGAGGATTGGGTGCTAGATACCTAGGAATAGGAAATAGTAAACAATATAGAGAAGATACAATTACTATATCATTAAGATTAGTTTCTGTATCTACAGGAGAAGTGTTGATAGAAAACTTGGTGTCTAAAAGTGTTTTATCAACAAGTATTTCTCAGGACATATTTCGTTTTATTGAAGCTGGTACTGAACTAGTAGAAATAGAAGGAGGAGTTGCTGAGAATGAAAGTGTTTCTATAGCCTTACAAAAAGCTGTAGAGACTGGAGTATTTAATATCGTAAACATAGGAATAGAAAGGGGCTATTGGGAATATGAATAAATTAATATTAATTGGTTTGACTGTTATGTCTATAATGACTTATGCAGCAGACAACGAAATTTATATTGAGCAAAGTGGAGATACTGCTAACTTAGATTTAGAACAACTAGGTTCAGCTAATATTATTGGAGGGTTGAACTCTGTTGCAGGAACTTTAACGCCTTTAGATTTAGACGGCAGTACAATGACGCTTGATATAAACCAAATTGGTTCTACTAACAGTTTCTTAGGAGATATTTGGGCTGATAACTTTACAGGCTTTTTTGAATTTGACGGAAGTAATAATGAGTTTGCTATACAAGTAGACCCTAGTAATACTTACGGAGCAGATGGGTCTGATGTTAATGTAGATGTTACTGGAAGCAGTAATGATTTTACATTAGACTTAGCTACCAGTTCAATGGCTAGTAATACAGATTTAGATTGGATTATCAATGGTGATAGTAACACATTTGATTTTGATATAAATTATGATGGTGCTACTAATTATGTAGATGTTGATGGAGACAGCAATACTGTAAACTTTACAGGTCAAGGATATGCAGGAGGTTACTTCTATCTTGACCAAACAGGAAACAGTAGAACTTTTAACATTCAACAACTGAGTACACTTGATAATGACTGGCTTAAAATTTTATCTACTGGGGATTCTGGCACTATCTGCGTCATACAAAATGATGGCGGAACAGCAGTCGGATGTTAATGTAGGAAACATAACAGAACTAAATGGAGTAGGCAGAGTTGTAAGGGATGAAACCTTTAACGCTGCCTTATCTCTAGATATAAATAGTTTTGATAATGTCCAAACTTCTAACGGAAGAATAGGCATTACTTTTTTAGATGACAGTCAAGTTCGTTTGACTGAACATTCTGAATTAATTATAGACGAATTTATATACGACCCTGACCCATCTAAATCTAAGATGGCTTTACAATTTGCTAGTGGAACTGCAAGGTTTATTACTGGTAAATTATCTACAATAAAAAAAGAAAATATTTTTATAGAAACTCCTAGTGCTACTATAGCAATTAGGGGTACAGACTTTACTGTTACAGTAGACGAGCTAGGCAGAAGTCTAGTTATATTATTACCAGACAACAAGGGACTTCCAAGTGGAGAGATTGTTGTTGCTACTGCTATAGGACAAGTTGTTCTTAATAAACCTTATCAAGCTACTACAGTTTCTGTTTTTGAAGCTTCTCCAACTAAACCAGTTATTCTTGACTTGACTCTAGAGTTAATAGATAACATGTTAATTGTAAATAAACCACAGGAAATAGAACAAGAAAATGAGAGAGAAAATGGAGGGAGCAATACTAGTATTTTGGATGTTGACTTCCTTGACTTTGATGATTTAGATGTAGATTACTTAGCAGAAGATGACCTAGAGTTCACAGAACTTGACATAAATTATTTAGATGTAAATTTTTTAGAAGACTTATTAGACATTATAGAAGATGTAAATGAACTAGACCAAACAGAAACTTTGTTAAGAACTGATATAGATATAAAAGGAACACAGATAGGGTATGACTCATCTACACAAATAAATACTTTTCTTACAGATAATGTATTAACTTTATATAAAACTTTAGAAGATACTATTAGATTAGATTTAGATAGAAGTAATGCTTATACAGTATTGTTAATACAAAATGGTAAAAGCACACAGATAATTATTAATGGTGGTAGTAGTTCTACTATTAAAATTACACAAGGAGATTAAATGAATCGTCAAAGATTTTTATATTTTAAATATGGTTTTCCTTTAACTCGGTTGGCTAACAATATAGATATCTTAATATGAAATGGAATTCTATCCTTATAGCTTTACTAACTATACCTTTATTATTTAATTTAGTTCCTTTAGAAATATTAAGATTAAAAACTTTTGATGCTCTTGTTCAGACTCCTGAACCTACAGGGTATTTTTCCATACTAAACTTAGACGAAGACTTTGTTAATGAACAAGGAGGATATCCTTTACCTCGTGCAACCCTAGGAATAATTCACCAAGAGTTACTAGAAGCAGGAGCTTTAGGTGTTGGATGGGTAATGCTCTTTCCACATCCAGATAGAATGAAAGGAGATGAGGAATTTAGTTATGCTTTATCTTTAAGCCCTAGTGTTATTGCAATGCCTGAAGTTAATAATGGTAACTATCCTAAGACACACGGCACAGTTATCAAAGGGCCTATAATAGATATAGAAAAGGCACCAGGATTTTTAGAGAACATAGATATACTTAAACAGTCTTCATCACAGGGAGCTATCTCTGCTCCTGTAGATGTAGATAATTTAGTTAGGCGTATTCCTCTACTACAACAAACTCCTAATGGATGGGTAGCTTCTTTTGGTACAGAGGTCTTAAAAATATTAGGTGGTGGCAATACTTATCAGATAATTACTAATGAGAATGGTATTGAGATGGTAAGGGTTAGAGGATTAGAGCCTATACCTACAGATAGTGTAGGCCGCAAATGGATATCTTGGGTTGATACTCCTCAAACTACATTAAAAGAAATGAATGTTGCTAACAAGTTTGTGTTCGTAGGTTTTACTGCTAAAGGAATATCTCCACAACTTGCAACTCCTGGAGGATTATTAGAGCCACATAAAATTCAAGCAGCCTTAGCAGAAAGTATTTTATTACCCACGCCAACTATTCCTGACTATAGATTATTAGCAGAACTTTTATTATTAATAAGTTCTACTTTCTTAATTGGTTTTATTATTAGAGTAAGCGGTATTACTTTAGGTATTGTTGCAGCAGGAAGTTTATTAACTGGTGTAGGGTATGGTGGTTATTATTTAGTTCAACAAAATTTATTAATAGATGTTACATGGAGTATGACAAGTATGACACTTGTAGCAGCTCAACAATTTTATCTTAACTTTAGAACTCAATTTAAATTACGACAACAGATTAGAAAACAATTTGAGACTTACTTAGACCCAAGACAAGTAGCAGAGCTACAGAAAAATCCTGGGCTTTTAAAGTTAGGTGGAGAGAGAAAAGAACTTTCTTTCTTGTTCACAGACATAATGGGTTTTACTCCAGTCTCTGAAGTCTTTAAAAATAAAGATGACCCGGAAGGTTTAGTAGAACTTATTAATACTTATCTTGATAAGATGACAAAAATTATATTAGCTAATGGCGGTACTATAGATAAATATATGGGTGATTGTATTATGGCTTTTTGGAATGCTCCTATTGATTGTCATAACCATGCAGAGCTTGCTATTAAATCTGCAATAGAAATTGAGCAGGCTACAATAGAACTTAATAAACAATTCAAAGACCAGGGATTAGACCTACCTCCAATTAATGTAGGGACAGGAGTTAATACTGGAACTTGTATTGTTGGCAACATGGGAAGTGAAACTAGGTTTGATTACTCTGTTGTAGGAGACGCTGTTAATTTAGCTGCAAGATTAGAAGCTACGGCTGGTAGAAATGACTACAAACAATGGAAAATAATTATATCTGAGTACACAAAAGAGTTAGCAGGTTCTAATTTTAACTATGAAATGATAGATAGTATCTTAGTCAAGGGAAAATCAGAGCCAATTACCATTTATTTTCCTAAATCCCATCAGAGCTAAGCAGAGCTTGTCTAAGAAACAATAGGTCTTTTTAATAGTAAGGCCTAGGTTGCTATGAGATATGCTCTTAGAAGCTATTGTATGAGGTCGTTTTTTCTATAAAGCTTGAATTTCTCTTTGTAAATACAAATGTAGGGGTTTAAGTTTAGCATCTGCTCTTTCAATTAAAGTTTTAATTATTTTCTTATCATGCTCTGCAAAAATACTATCTACTTTCTCTGGAGGAAAGGAAGATATCTCTGATACTATCTTTCCATCAGGAGTTAATAACACTTTAAAGCTTATTAAGTTTCCTTCGTCCTTATTATTCCTTTTCATTTTACTTTGTTCCTTAATCCAGTTGTACTGAAATTGTGTTGTCTTTTATTATAGTAAACTTTAATGGCTCTGTTCTCGCAAATATCTTTTCCAGTAAACCATTTGTCTTCAAAATTATATTCCTCTCCTATGATTCTAACATCTAAAGGAAGAGTGTTTAAAATATCTTCTAGTTCTTTTTCTGTATGATACACAATAGTATCATCTACCCATCTAACTGCTTTAACTTGTAGCTGTCTTTCTACAATACTTTGAATAGGTTTATTCTTTTCAGGCCTGTCGGTTGAAGGGTCTGTTTGTATAGCTACTAATAGATGGTCGCATTTTTCTTTAGCTTCTTCAAACATTACTACATGACCTGCATGTAATAAATCAAAAGCTCCGCAAGTTATTCCTCTAATCATATTAAGATTTGTGTTATTAAATTTTTAAGAAGTAGGACTAAGCCTGCTGCATTTAAAATAATCAATGCCCTATCCTTCCAGATTATTCCTACCCATAACCATCCTATTACTCCAACAACAGACAGACATAAATCTATAGGTGTTAATTCTGGTATGCCTCTAATGGACATAGCTGCTAAAATAAAACAACTACTTACCCATTTAACATACCAGGATACATCTCCTTTAGGAGTTATAGATTTAAAATCAAATTTACTTTTCAAAGCTAGAGAAAGTTATATTGTTTTGGCGGCCTCGTAGACCAGCCTTCATGTAAGTAGTAGCTCTACCTTCAAAGAAGTTTTGATGTTCTACTCCCATTACTTCATCTAACCAAGGTAAAGGATTTTCTCTTTGGTCGTAATTAGTTTTAAGTCCTAACTGTAACAACCTTCTGTCTGCTATGTATCTATTATATTTATACATATCTTCTTTAGTTAATCCTTGTATGTCTCCCATAGCAAACACTAAATCTAAAAACTTATCTTCAAGCTCTACCATATCTCTACAGATTTGATATAGCTCTCCTTTAAAATCATCTGTCCATATCTCTATGTTCTCTTGTATAAACTCTCTAAACAATTTAGTCATTGCTTCAACATGCATGGACTCATCACGAATAGAGTAAGTAACTATCTGTCCCATTCCTTTCATTTTACCAAACCTAGGAAAGTTTAATAAGATTGCAAAGCTACTAAATAGTTGTAATCCCTCTGTAAATGCTGAGTAAACAGCTAAGGTTTTAGCTATTGTTTTTTTATCAGACTTTAAAGGTTTAAACTCTCCAACATAATCATGTTTGTCTGCCATCTCTTCATACTCTGCAAAAGCTTTGTACTCTATCTCAGGCATACCAACTGTATCAAGCAGTAAACTGTACGCATCTTGGTGTATTGATTCCATGTTAGCAAAAGAACTCATCATCATTCTTGCTTCAGGCTTTTTAAATATAGGCATATACTTATCTATATACCCTGCACCTACATCTACATCTGACTGAGTAAACAGTCTAAAGATTTGCGTAAGTAAATACTTTTCACTTTCTGATACATCCTGCCAATCTTTTACATCTGTATGTAATGGTACAGACTCAGGCATCCAATGCATTTGGTTTTGTAGTTTATAATACTCATACATCCATGGGTATTCAAACGGCTTATAGTAATCTCTATCTTGTGTTAGACTCATTTTATTTTCTCCTTATCGAAATTGTCTTCCTTCAAACCAAGCTACAATAGTACGCCTAGTTCCTTTTGTTATTGGTGTTACTCTATGTGATAAGAAAGAAGGGAAGATTAATACTGCTCCCTTTTGTCTCATCTCTTCTTTAGGTAGAACTGTTCCTTGTCCGTCATTCAACTGGAAGTCTCCACCCTCGTACTCATAGCCATCTGTAAGTTGTAATGTTAAACTTAACTTTCTATGAAATGCGTTTGGCGTATCAACAAAAGTGTCTATATGCCAATCGTAATGGTCTCCTGGTGCCTCATATATAGTGTACTGAACACTATCTAAATAACTGACATCAAAAGAAAAGTTTTCTCTGTTAGCTGCGTTTACAAAATTCCAAAGTCTTGATTGAATGAAACTCCATAATTCATATTGTTCTGGATTGTTAGCTCCTATCCATCCTGTTTTACTTTTTCTAATTTTAAGTTCAGTTGAAGAGTTTACTTCTCCAACTACAGCTTCTTTAATATCTAATAACTTGTCTGCTTCCCTGTTTATATAGTCAACCTCTTCGTGAGAAAAACCATTTGGGAATATCATATTACTTTTCATTTAACCCTCGCAAGCGATACACTCGCTATCATCTAATCTAATTCTTGGTATCTTAACATTTACATTCTCTACATTTCTTGCAGCATTTGACCTAAAGTAATATAAAGATTTTAATTTATTCATACCATACCAATGAACATCATGCACATACTGTAAGTAATCATCATGTACTTCCTGGGGTTCAGTAGTCTTAGGTAAAGTAAAGAAGAGATTAACTGACTGTGCTTGACAAACATATTGCTGTCTTTGATAAGCATGTTCAACTATCCATATTTGATTTATCTCGTTAGCAGTTTTAAATACTTCTTTCTCTTCATCTGTTAAAACTTCTAAGTGTTGAACTGAACCTTCCGAACCTGAAATACTTTTCCAAATACCTTCAAGCTCTTTAGCTTTAAGTCCTTTTCCTTTTAATATCTTTTCTAAGAATTTATTCTTTACTTGATAGCTTCCTGATAAAGTTTTATGTGTATATGCGTTAGCACGAAAAGGCTCAATACTAGGGGAAGTACCACTACAGATAATACCAGAGCTAGCGTTAGGAGCAATAGCGAGAAGGTGAGCATTCCTACGGCCTGAACCATGGACATCAGGAGCTTCACCCCTTTGTTCTGCCAACTGTTCAGACGCTTTTTGTGCTTTATCCTTAATAAGTTTAAATGCTTTATTGTTAAACCCAACAGCAAATATGCCTTCAAAAGGAATTTTTTTAGATTGGAGATAAGCATGGAACCCCATAGCCCCAAGACCAATGCTGCGTTCCCTATATGCAGAGTAAGCTGACTTAGCATAGCCACGCTTCCCTTTATAAATATGTTTTTTAAATCTCGTAAAGTCTGCACTTCGTCCTCCTAAATGTGTCGTGTCTACTGCGTTATCAATATAATGTTCTAACACATTGTCCAACATGGTTATTAAATCTTGTATGAATAAAGGATGTTCAGACCAATCATCAAAATGTTCTAAGTTTACAGAAGACAAACAACATACTGCTGTCCTCTCTTCGTCTGTTGCTAATGTTATCTCTGAGCATAAGTTGCTTTGTTTTATACTAAGCCCTAAATCTTTTTGCTCTTTTGGTAAAGCTTCATTACATGTATCTATATTTAACATGTAAGGCTCCCCTGTTTCTGCTCTAGCTATTAGTATCTGCCACCATAAATCTCTAGCCTTAACAGTTTTAACTGCTTCGTTTGTCTTAGGGTCTATTAATCTCCAATCAGTATCTGATTCTACGGCTCTTAAAAAACTATTAGTTATGTTAATACCATTGTGTAGGTTTAAACATTTTCTATTTATATCACCGCCACTTTCTTTTCTTACATTTATAAACTCTTCAATTTCAGGATGAGAGATATCTAAGTATGCAGCATACGAGCCTCTCCTGGTAGTGCCTTGATTAAAGGCTAACATTTGTGAGTCAACTACATGGAGGAAAGGAATACTTCCAGTAGAACGACTGCCATGAGCAGTAGGAATACCATTGCTTCTAACATTCCCCCAATATCCACCAATGCCTCCACCTGAAGATGCGAGCCATATATTCTCATCATAATGAGCAGAAAGCCCACCCCTACTGTCAGGTACATAATTAAGAAAACAACTGATAGGAAGCCCGCGAGTTGTACCTCCATTACTAAGTATAGGAGTGCTGAACATGAACCAACGAGAGGAACTGTAGTCATAAAGGCGTTGAGCCAATTCAAAATCTGTCTTACCTTTATAGGTAGCTCCGAAAACGGAGGCTCGTCCAAGGGCTTCTTGTGCATGTGTTTCTCCTTCCCAAAAATATCTGTCTTTGAGTGTGTCTATACTAAATTTATCAAAAGTTTTTTCTTTATCATAATCTATTTCAATTCCTAAGTAAGGCTTAGTTCCTATCTTATCTTCCATTGTCATCTTCCTCTCCAGTACAGTACAATGCTATAACTGCGTAATGAATTATCTTTAATAATTCTTTTTGTTTTTCATCCTTCTTACCACACCTCATAGCATACTTCATTATATTTCCAATGCAAAAAGATTCTCCGTGGCCTGCGTCTATAATCATATCTGTTGCTTGATACTTTCCGTTAGCATAGTGTTGATTATAAGTGTTGCCTATATACGCTTTAACTTCATTTAAAATCTTATCTTCTTTAAATTTATAATTAGGCATTCTTCCATTCCTCTGGTAAAGTATCTTCACTATACCAAGTAAAATCATTTGTCTCAGCCCACTCAGCATGAGTTCTCTTAGTACCATTTCTTCTTATCTTGGCACCAGGCATAGGTGAAAAAGGTTTTTGAAAAAGAAATACTAATTCATAATTCTTAGGTAAAGCAGTACGAATATGTATATACTTATTATACTCCGAGTAATCCCAAAATCTACCCTTTGCTTCTAATAAGATAGTTTTATTTTTAATAACTTTAACAAAGTCAGGTTCGTACTTATGTTTAATAGTGTAATGAATGTTATCCCAATGATGTATCCATTTCTGCAACACAGTTTCATGTAGTGTTGCTTCCCACAAACTGTCATACCCTTTAGGAACATTAACTTTTTTAGGCCGTGGTTTTCTTGGAACTCTTCTAGGCATTGAAGTCTTCTAATCCTATATCATCTAAACTCTTACCATTCTTTAATGCTTTCTTAATTCTATTCTGTATCCATTTAAAAGACCAAGCAGATGTTGTTAGCTGTCCTTGGATAAAGTTATGAGTTTGAGTAGGTAACATTCTTATAGCGTCTTCAGGCTTCATCTTTGCGGCCTCTTCCTCAGAAACTAAAGTCTTAACCCAAGCGTATAATATAACTAAACTTTTCTTTCTTATTGCTTTTGCTTTTCTTCCATTCATATTAATACTTCCTCAACATTTGGTTGCTTAACTACAGTTGTTAGGTAGGCATTACCTTTAGCATACTTAAATATTCTTAGACCTGCTCCATCATTTGCTTCCTTATGACATTCAAATTTATAAGGACACCAATTACATTGTCTAGGTAACTTCATGTTGCCACTTTTGCCTTCAGCTATAGGCTTATAGCAGAAATCAGGGGCTGTAGAACTCTTAGTTATTTTCTTAATTGTATCTATTCTGTTTTTAATATTAGGTTTATCAAAGTCATCTGGTTTAAAGAACACTATCTCGCCTGACTCTTTGTTCATTACTAAGAAGCCTCCTTCCTCTGTCTTCATAGCTTCTTCATACCCTGCTAACTGAGCTAAGTATCCAAACCCATCATCCTCAGCTAAAGTTCCTTCATTAAATTTCTTGAAAGCAAAACCAGAAGCTGTCTTAACATCTACAACCTCTCCGTTAATAGTGCAGTCCATGTGTCCTTTGATACCTTTAACTGTTACTTCTTTCTGTTCATGGTCAACCTCATGGCCTGCCATCTTGACAAAAGTTAGCATAAGAACTTCTAATAAATGACCATAAAGAAATTTGATATACATACTAGGATGTAATTCCTTTACAGTTTTATCTTTAGAGTTTATGTCATACCAAAGTTGTCTATCAGGTTTCCCTATGTTAGACATCCTTAGTCCTGGCTTAACTTCATTACTTATCTTTTGAGGAGTAGCCCAATGTTTTAATGCTGCGGCCATCTCTACACCAAAAGTTTCTAAAGTATCATCTGATATTTTTAATTCTTTTCCCTTAGCTATTACACCAATAGTATTATATATATCTTCTACAAGCGTGGAGTTATTCTTCTTTATCGTCTTCATCTAGTTTATCCTTGAATGCTTTTATTACATCACTTGAAAACAATTTTTGCAAGTTGACTAAGAACATTCTACTTGCGTTATGGTCTCCGCCTGATACAGTTTTAAAAGAATCTAATTCATTAACAATAGTTCTTAACATGTTAGTATCAAAAACTAAAGTACAAAACTCATTGTCTCCTACACATAAGTTATGAAACCAATAGTCAGCTTCTGTTGTTTTAATACCAGAAGGTTTACCATAAGACTCGTATTCAATGCAGATGTTTCCTGTCTTCATCCACATTCCTCTCTCTGATTTAACCTCAATCTTTTTACCTGTCAGCATCTTAGCAATCTTTTCTTCTCTTATCTCTCCATACTCTAAATCTAAATCAAACTTCTTTCTATCTTCTTTAATGGGTTTCACTCCAATCTCCTCCTATGCGATACTCAGCATCCAAGGGACACCTCATGTTATAATAATCAGCAGTCTTTCTTATTGAGTCAACTGCTACTTCTCCCACAAATTCTGCGTTCTTTTCTTTTGTTTCAACCTGCCACTCATCATGTACATTTGCTACTATTTTAAAAGGAACTGCATTTAATCTAAGCGTGTCATAAAAAATAACTAAAGCTCTCTTCATTACTATAGCTCCTGCACTCTGCAATAAAGTATTTAAAGCTGCATGTTGGTGCCTAAGTTTTATCTTTCTTCCGTCTAGTCCTTTGAGGAACCCTCTTTTAGACGCTGTATCAACTCTTGCTTTAAGAGATTTGAATGCTGAGAGACCACTAAGAAAGCGTTCTCGCATTCTTGCACCTTCTTTTCTGCCTCCTCCAATAATGCTACCAATCTTTTCATCTCCTGCTCCGTATATGAGGGCATAGATGAAAGTTTTTGCCTCATCTCTTGATTCAAGTCCAGCAAGTTTTTGATTAGCTGTGTGTATATCTCCGTTAAGAATTTCATTTGTGTACTCCTCATCAGCCATATAGTGTGCTAATAATCTTAGTTCTAATTGACTTGCATCTATACCTACAAGTTTATTTCCTGGGTCTACAGTCCAACAAGCTCTACATTCTTTACCATAAGGATTATAAATACTTGGTATCTGTGCCATGTTAGGATTTCTATGAGTCATCCTTCCTGTTATAGCTCCGTTAGATATAACAAAGCCATGAACCCTGCCGTCTTCTTCAACCGCTTCTACCCAGGATTGTATCTGAGCTATTCGTTTTTGAACTAATAAGAACTCAGCTATTAAATTAGCTTCGTGTATATGTTCTATCTTTTTAAGAGTAACCTCATCTACAATAGGCTGCCCTGTAGGAGTAAACCTATTAGGCTTCCATCCAAAATCAATAAGATATTCTCCTATTTGTTTCCTGCTGCCTAAATTAAACTCAACTAATTTCTTACGAGTAAAAGTAGAATGGTCTCCACTTGCTACTCTTTCTTTGTATTCATCCTCAGTCAGTCCTCTCTTACCTAAAGTTCCATCTTGTTTTATAAAAGGAGTTACCTCTCTTACATCAACCCACTTAGGTTTAAAAGTATTGTGTACTTCCTCCTCAACTTCTTTCTTTCTTTTGTTTAACTTACTAAGTAATAACATGGCGGCCTGCTCATCAAAAGCAAAGCCGTCTTTCCTTTGTTCATCTACAATTTTAAACACGCTATGTTCTAAGTTAAAAGATTCTTTTGAAAAACCTTTAGCAACTTTGAGTAAGTGTAAGTATAGTTTTCTATTTAACTTTACATCTTGGATACAGTAATCCAACATCTCTTTGTTGTATTCTGTAAAGTCTTCAGGGGACTCCCCTTTCTGGCACTCTAAGTCAAAGCCCCAGTTCTTTAAGCTATGTCCTTTCTCTTTATTAGGATTGATAAGTCTTGATATAACTAAGGTATCAAATACTTTTGCACTCAATGATAAATCAACACCTGTTAAATTTTTAATGACAGGTAAATCAAAACCTATTATGTTATGACCTACTAAGATATCTGCCTTTGCTAAAAACTCAATGCCTTTATCTATCTCATGTGGTTCAAAAGTATATACCTTATTGTAGTCATCAATAGCAACAATACACCATATCTTAGTAGCAAGTATGTCATCTGTTTCTATATCAAATACTAATTTCAAAATGGACAAGCCTCATTGTCAACCTCTAATTCAGAAAGGTCTGCTTCAGATAATCTTCCTGTCTCTACATCATATACCAAAGAGGTGGCCATCCCTACATCACCTGTATATCTAGACTTTAAAACCCTAAGCTTAGAAGTTCTAGCCTCAGTCTCATCTTCAGCCTGTTGGTTTCTTTCAATAGCTATAACACAATCACTAAGCTGCCCTATACTATTAGACCCTCTGAGATGAGATAGAGATACTTCAATACCATTCTCATGTCCTTTGTTTCCATCCACTCTTCTAAGATGTGATACCAATATTATACCAGCCCCGGTTTCTTCTACCATGCTTCTTAACCTAGTCATAATATTATCTATGGCTCGTCTCTCATCTCCTTCAGCTAATGCAGATACTAACATGTGTAGATGGTCAACTACTATCCACTTACAATCGCATCCTACTATTAAGTATCTAAGCTTAGCAAAGATAGCATCAATGTCGTTTGTCCCAAAGTGTGCATGAACAAAAACTCTATCATTACTAAAAGTTTTATCATACATTTCTTCTAGTGTAGTCCTATCAATACTCTCTCTTATGTGGTCAATGTATAACCTGGCGTCTGCTTCAATAGATAGAACACCATCAACTGTTCTCTTCCAATCTTCTTCTAATGCTATGATACCTACATTGTCCTCTGTCTGATTAATAATCCAATGTTCTAATTCTCTAGTGATACTAGACTTACCAAGACCTGTACCACCTGTAAGTGTTACGAGTTCTCCCTGTCTCATACCATATAGTTTTTTATTCAACCCTTCCCATGGATAAGGTACGCTTTCTTTCTTTTCTCTATTAAAGAATTGTTCTTTCTTTTCTGATACTCTTATTATTCCACTAGGAGTATAGACCTGTGCATCCCACCAACTCCTTGTAAACTGCTCATACTTTTTCTGTTTAAGCATATCGTTAGGGTCTTTAAATCCGTTAGGTAGATTAACTATCTTAGCCTTTCCAGGTTTCAGTATTGTAGCCACCTCAATGGAAGCTTTCTTTCCTGCAGCATCATTATCAAAACAGATAACAATATTGTCAAAGCTTTCAACATACTCTAGGTTTTCTTTTACATCTCTTACTGCTGAGGCCGCACCTCTTTTAATAGATACGCAAGCCCACTTACTACCCATGAGTTCAAATGCGGCCATAGCATCACACTCTCCCTCAGTAATAGTAAGGAACTTACCTCCCTCTTTAAATAAATGTTGACCAAATAATCCTGTATCTTTTATATCTCCTTGGGTTATAAATTTTTTATCCCTAGTATATCTAATTTTATTACCAGACAATTCGTTATTAATAAAGTAAGGGTAGACATGCTGAGCTATCTCTCCCTGACTATTATATACAACCTTAACACCATACTTCTTTGCTGTCTCTGAGCCTATGCTTCTATCAGATAGAGAGGCATAAGAGCTACCATTAACATTAAGTAATGGAGAGACTGTTTCTTTAGGTGGTTCTTGGTAGAAATCATCCTCAGTATTCTGTTCATACTTTGGAAAAAATTTATCGCAACTAAAACATTTAGCTGAGCCGTCTTCATTAACGGATAGTGCGTCTGAACTTTTACATTCTGGACATGGTAGGTGGTACTTCGTAAACTTTGACACTTCTTTAGACATGGGTTCTCCTTGAAAAGCGGGGCTAGCTACAAGGTATGGAGAACATTTCCTTGTGTCTAACAGGAGAGTTGCTTATAACTAGCCCCTAAAATTGATTGGTAGTTTTACACATAGACTACCAAAACTATGGCTAATTACTTAGCTTTCAGGGGTCTCCTCTTCCGTAGAGTTCTCCGTCTCTACTTCCTCTACTTCCTCTTCGTGTGCAGCAATAAGAGCTTCAGGATTTGTGGCACATAAATGTTCTAAGTTTTTCCTATGTGCTACACCTGCAATACTTAACGCTTCCTTTACTACCTCAATGGTAGAAACTTTATTAACAATAACCTTTGCCTGGGTCTTGACTGACTCATCCCCTATTGCATTGATATCGTATTTAATAATACCATCATTGGTACTGATACTTACTATCATTAAAACTCCTCCCCACCTTCAACGGCATCAAGCTCATCTCCATCACCAGACTTATAAGATACTAAGTCCAAGACTTGCATAGCTTGAAAGTCTAAACCTTTAAAGTCTCCGTACTTGTTTGAGGTTTCCCACTCATTGTACTGTACTTTAACATGACTGCCGTTTCCAATCAGTTCATCCATTGGCACCTTATCTTTATCAAAAAGCTTTGGTGCTTTCCTAACCATTCCACTCGGCCCATTGACCTTACGCTTAATAGTTATTGCTCTGCCGACAGGTTCATCTCCAATCGTGAGGTCTTTAACTTTAAATCCTCTCGCTTGAAAGTCATCTGCGACTTTATCTTCTATTACTAAATCAACTGTATATACAGGGTCAAAAGTCGTGTTAGGACTAGACGCTGAAACCCAGTATGCTTTACCTTCTTGTATTGCCATATTAAATTCTCCTTTATTGGCTAGTTAAAATTAAATTATACTACTAGTTTTGCTGTACTGCAAACAAAATATCGTAGACTGTTGAGGTGCTTCTCTCTCCCAAGGTAATTTTAAATTCATCTTTACCTTTTAGATACTCAACTACATGGCCTCGGATAACATCAGGATTATCCATGAGATACTCATTGAATGCAGTATAACCTTCAATGTCTAGGATACATTCTTCTGGACTTACTATCTTATACATCATAGTTAAACTCCATGAGTCATGTGTTCGTAAGCATCTGGACAATCATCAAGAGGTTCTCCGCACATACAGATATCCTCATCTCCATGGTCTACAAAGTGTTCGTTTGGTTCAGGTTCTTCTTCAACAGAATTATTATTCCAAACATCTACTATCATTTCATCTGTTGAGTCATCAATGTAAACAGTCTTTCCGTTTACAATAACATAACAACAATCTGCTGTTCTTACATCTACTATCATACATTAATCCTAATGGGTAGCCTACAATCTGAGGCTTCTATGTTTTCATTATAGATAATAGCATCATCCAAATACACACGCAATGCTTTGAATAGTCTAGAGTTTGCTTTGCCTTCCATTATTTTGGCAGCAACTACTCTACCTTGGGATATATCATAAGCAATTACAAGCCTAACATCCCTGCTAAAAGTAATCTTAGTTATGTACTCGCCTAGGTTTACTGACCTATCTATACTAGGACACTCTCTAATTGTGTTGTCAACAACTATTGGCTCCCTAATAGGAGCCTCTACTTCCTCAACAATATCTTCTCTTACTTCTACAATAGGTTCAGGAACTATTAACTCTCCTGTTAATACTCCAAAGCCTCCTGTTGCTGAAGTCTTTACCTCATCTATCTCTTCATATAACTCATTAAGCTTTCGTTCCGTTTCGTCTTGATGGTTCCGTGTCGCTTCGTCCTGCATATCTTTATACAATTCAAAAAAAACATCCATCTCATTTAGCCTCATGTCTAGTTCGCTTAGTCTTGATACTGCATTCCTGGTGAAAATAATATGCCTATCTAGTAGCTCATTCCGTTCCGTCATTGCGGCCTGTAGATTAGATAAAGAATTAACTTTCTTATCTAACTCATACATCTGCTGCCTTAACATTCTGGTATCATCATCAACCATCTTTAGCCCTGTATAAGTAAACAAAGCTAAAGCTCCTATCATTATTAAAAAAACAACTCTATTAATTATGCTTTTCATTTCTATTCTCCTTTTGTTTGCGTCTTGTTTTTATTTTATAGTCATCATCCATTGTTAGATATATGCCGTAAGTCGCAAACAACATACCTAATACAAAGATAAAGGTTAGTAAAAAGTTAAGGACAGTAGCCCCTTCAATAAAGATAATCATTTCACCACCCTTACAAGAGGCTTCAACTGAAAACCCCAAGCCCAATGTCCGTTGTCAAGATTAATGATTACATCTCTATCTTTTATTCTATTCCATTCTAGTTTATTAAACTCATCTCCTCTCTTGCTGTTAGGTTCATCACATAATGTAATGGTTCCGACAACTGCCCTTTCGTAGGGTTCAGTTCCCCAAGACCCTGCCCATAATACTGTGTCTCCTATACTAAGCATTCCATGGTGCCTTTCTTTCATACTCATACTCATTCTCCATATTGTTTAAGTCTTTGTTAGACATAGCGTAATGGCTAATACTAACTAAGAACATTATTATTAAATCTTTAATTGGTGGCTCATCTAGTTCCACATAATTTAGCATCTCTTCTAAAACAAATTCCTGTAGGTCATCCATTAAATCAGGACGCATCTTTTTTAATTCAGGTATCTCATCTATCTCTAGTATTATCCTATCAACAGAATGTTCAACCCAACTATCGTGGCCTGTATTACTCACATTGCACCTCCTTTAATTCTTCGTCAGTATATTTACCATCACAATTTAAGCAAAGACTAAGACCACATTGTTCTTGCATTGCTCGTTCATCTTCTTTCCTTCCACATAATTCACAGTTCATTACTCGCCTCCATATTTTTAAGTATATGCTTGATAACAGATACTGTCCATCCATTACCTAGCATGTGAAATCTTCTTGTATTACTAACGCCTTCTGTATATCCATCAGGAACAGTTTGTAATCTCTCTGCTTCAAGAGGAGTTATACATCTCCAAAAAATCTTTTCATCTTTTATGTTGTCAGAAAACAAATCTGTTTGTATAGGTGGATAGGCCTCTGCCTCTCTTCCTTCTTCACAATTAACTTTAGGTTTTCTATTACCTCCTCCGCATGTATTTAATGTAGGAGATTTACCAAGCCTACTATAAATTCTTTTTAATATATCGTGTCCGTTAATATCAGTAGCTGTCCCCACTCTTTGAGGAACTAGGGTCATGCCATTATTACCTGCACCTTTATACATAGAGGCTGACATACATAAAGCTTTCTCATGTTCTTCTTTATGATGTTTGATATTTCGTTCCGTTAATTTTGTTGGCCTAGCTTGTGGTTCATCTTCTAGTATATCTTTAAGAAGAACACCTGACTCTGTAGGCTGAGTGATATTAGGAATGTTAGTCCAATAATATCTTTGTCTTGATTGGGCTGAAAGTTTAGAACTATTTATAAAGATAGGTTGAACACCTAAATACTCAGAGATAACATCTAAACTTTCTTGTTTCATCCTTACATTTTCTAACAAAAAGTATTTAGGTTTTAATTCTTTTACTAACCTAACAAACTCAAAGAACAGTTTGCTCCTTGGGTCTTCAAAGTTTAATCTGTTTCCTGCAAAGCTAAATCCTTGACATGGACTGCCACCCATAATCAAATCTATTTGAGGTAAGTCTATTACTTTTAACTTTGAGATATCTCCTACTTGTATTGTATTAGGAAAGTTCTTTTGAGTTATCTGCATAGCATAAGTATCTATCTCGCTTGCATAATATTTATCTACCTTTATACCTAATTGTTGTAGAGCAATTTGTCCACAACTCATTCCATCAAAGCAACTTAGTACATTCATTATTGTTCTCCATAAAAATAATTTGCCTATTAATAGTAAAACAACTGTTGTTAATTTTCAAGTCCTCTCTTATACTAACTATATAGTTCTTAATAACTCTATTAAGAAATCATAAAACCATTATTAAAAAACAAGAAGAAATTAATTAGAACTATATAGTCTTTATAGTTCATTCCTGGTATGGAGCTTGTCCCTCCTAATAGGCCGTCAATAGTTTTGCTGCAACATCAAACTATTAGCTCTCTATAAAGAAACAATAAGTTGACAAAATATTTCTGGTCTTTTATTATTTGTTTGTCTAACAAATTAAATGGAGAATATTATGACAACATTAAAAGAATATGTAGGCGGTAATTTATTTATGCTACCGAATGATGAAGAGGGACAAGAGTGCCTTAGACTTATGAGGAAGTATGTAAACAGAAAGCTTATTAAAACTATAAGAGCAAGAGGTAGAGGAAGTAGAACAGCACCTGCCTTAGCTAACGGAAGAAGTCCTAGAGCTTACGACCAAAGCTTACCATTAGAACATTCAGAAAGACTAAGTATCTACATGGACTATAAGGATGATGCACCCAACCATCTCAACAGTTCATATCTAAACAATCAGATATGGGAACAGAAAAAAAATATTAACAAACAAAGTCAATACATAAAAGACTTGGAACATAAGTTAGATGTTTTAATTTCTTGTGTTGATTTAGAGAAGTTAATGTCCGCAATGGAAAGAGAGATATCCTATAAAGAAAGGAATGGAAAGAGAGATGATATCATAAGAGATGTTTTTAGATTGGTAATGGAAGACTGATTATGCATATAGTATTTACAGAAACTAAAAGAATTATCATGGAAATAAAAGACCATGATTTACTACCGCCTGATTGGTTCAAAGATAGTGAGTATGAGTATGGGAATTGGTCAGACTGTGAAATTATTAATGAGTTCAAAGAACTAGGAGATATAGTGCAAGAAGAAACATTAACATTAGACTTTGAAGGAGAGTGCTAGATGAACTACATAATTAAAATAGCACATGGCACAGAATATTTTATAACCGCCAACACATTATTAGATTTATATAATCAATTAACAAAACTAAAATCAAAACATTGTTACTATGATGATGAGATAGTATCTATAGAGGGGGTGTTAGATGAGTAAAGTAATAACGATTGAGGCCTACTATCAACAAGCCGTTGGTTTTGATGTTGAGGACATGAACATTAAAGCAGAAGACATAAGCGACTATTGGATTAAATGGGGTACTCTTTATATACAAACAAAAGATGGCACCACCCATGAGAAGGATGTAAGCATGGACTTTGAGGTAGATTGGAAGTGGCCTGAAGACACTAAACTATTTGATAAGAATTATAAAGAATTGATAGAGGGTGTTTAGTTCGTGCCGTCTTTGTGGTACTCGCACCATCTTGTCGTGCCGTCTTGGTGTGTGTGTTTAGTTTTCTGAATTGGCACTTTTTGTAGGCGTAAAAAAACCCTAAATTCTAAAAAGAAAATAGGGTTTTTCTGTTGGTCAAGCTAGATTATCCGTTTAAATTTATTAGTTTATATTCTCCGCTTTTAATCTTTGCTTTAGTTTCTTTCGTTGTTTCATTTAAAAAAACATTTCTCCACCTTGAAGTGGTTCTTGAATAGTCCCAATAATACTCATCAAGATAAGTACCACCATCTGCAATCTTAACAATTATTGAAGAGTAGCTTTGGAAAAAGTAGCCTTCATCAGTATGTATTTCAAATTGGTTATTTATACTTCTATAATTATTAGGGTTAGTTATATTTTTAACTTTTATCATAATATCTCCTTACTTGATTTTATTTAAAATAGTTAATACTTCATCAAGCTTTTCTTTTGGCATGCTGTTTAAAACATCTTCATTAAAAAGCTTAGGCGATTTAAAAAGTTGGGCTAGTTCTAACCCCTCTCTTTTAGTTTCTTTTTGCGTTTCTTTTTGTGTCATATTATCTCCTTGATATATGTTATTAATTAGTCTTAACGATAACACGATTTATAGACAAAAAAAAGCCCCTATAAAAGGGGCTAATTATTATTAGATTATTGTGCGATTTGCTCCGCGTATTTTTCGTATAGCTTCTGACTTGCTTTCTCATCTCTTGCATGAAGATTAAAAGCATTATTAATAGCGGTCTGCTCATTCTTTGCGGTTGGCTCTTTCTGTAGCTCTATAATAGAGGCTATAAGTTCGGCATATAGAAAACCAATCTTTCCGTGTGCTTCGGCCTCTATATGTAATAAATCCTCTAACACTTCTAATTGTTCTCTGAGTTGCTCTAACACTCTATAATTCTCCATGTTGGTCTGCGTCTGCTCTAAGTGAGTTATATTATGGTGCATATCTTGTATGACTGCTCCGCTTGTCTTATCATTTTTTTTCATGTTGTTAATACCTCCAGGTATTTTTTTATTTGTTATATCACTATAACGGATGAATTATGAAAATGTTACAAATTAAATTAGTTATTTTTATTATTAGTTATTGCAGCTCTTTTTATAGCGGCCACCAAATCGCTTTTTTTTGGCCGTAATTACTACAAGTTTACAAGACCAGACGGAACAGAAAAGCAATAGAGACAAGACCAACAACAGCCACAGTTTAAAAAACTATCTAAGCCCTTATAAGTTGGGTTAATCTTTGAAGCCCTTTAGAGTTATAAAGTAATAATATAAATCCGTCTTGATTTCTTAAACTTTGTAAACTTGAAAGGATTAAATAGCTTTGAAGTCTTGCTTGTTTGTTTTGGGTTGGTCTGTTTAGTTCTTTGAAGTCTTGAAAGTCTAAAAAGTCTTGATTTCTTTAATAGGCTTGATGGGGTAGGGAGGGTGCCAGGGGGTGCCATAGGGATATATGCACAATGTCATACATTTTACAGGATTTCCAGTTGTTAAGTAGGTATTTTAGGGCCGTACTTCCCACAGGCTCAGTAGGTGAGATAGGTTTGTGAGTGATGGGTCTGTATATACTATATAACCCGGCGACCATTAATGTCATTATACAGTTGAGATAGAGTTTTGTCAATAGAAACTTGGAAAACTTGACAAACTCTTTAGTGTCTCTATAATAATAAGCATGAACAACTTACCTTCAGAACGAAAACTAACGGATAAACAAGAAAAATTCTTGGAACATCTATTAGAAACTAAAGGTAACTTAAAACTTTCAGCAGAACTTGCAGGATACTCAGGAAATCACTATCAAGTATTAAAATCTCTTAAAGAAGAAGTAGTAGACTTAGCCTCAAATGTACTTGCAAGGGAAGCACCCTCCGCAGCTTTTAAGTTAGTGGAGATAATGAATAGCGATAACGCTGTTCCACAAGCAAATGTAAAGTTACAGGCCGCCCAAACCTTATTGGATAGGGTAGGTGTTGTTAAAAGAGACAAGCTAGACATTAATCATAATGTTTCAGGTGGAATCTTTATACTTCCTCAGAAAGAAACTGTAGATTTAGTTGCAGAAGAAGGGGATTATGAAGAGATACCTAGCTGATTGTTATAGTTTTTGTAAACAATATCCATTATGGGCTTTGGCCTTCTTTTTGTGTGGGTATTATATAGGCTTGACAATTAAATATTTATTAGTAAACTAAATGTCTAGAGTATTTGCAACAGAGTTTGAATTAGATGACCCTCGTATTGTCATGGGTCCTTTTATTAAAGCAGAATCTGTAGCAGAAGCAAAAACAGTAGCCTATAACTATGGATTAATCATAGTTGGAGAAATTACTAATATATTACCAGAAGAAGAACCGAGGACTATACACTAATGGCAAAGAAAGGACTATACGCAAACATAAATGCTAGAAAGAAAAAAGGAATAAGTAGAAGTAAAAAGAAATCTACTATAACTAAGAAGGCTTACGACAATATGAAGAAAGGTTTTCCTAAGAAGAAAAAATAATGCCTAGTAAAAAAGATTCAAGACTAGAAAGAGCAGGGGTAAGTGGTTATAATAAACCAAAGCGTACTCCTAAACACGCTACTAAGTCGCATGTTGTTGTGGCTAAGGTAGGTGATAAGGTTAAAACTATTAGGTTTGGCCAACAAGGTGTAAGTGGAGCAGGTAAAAGTCCTTCTTCCTCTTCGGAAAAGGCTAGACGAAAATCTTTTAAAGCTAGACATGCAAAGAATATTAGTAAAGGTAAAATGTCAGCAGCTTATTGGGCTAACAAAGTCAAATGGTAAGCATAACTCATGGGTAAACAACTAGGAAGCAACGATAAACCAGTTCTTATGTCAAGTAAGAAGAATAAAGGAAGAGTATATGCTCCTTCCTGGCATGGTGGTAAAGGTGCAGCTCCTAGGATTAACACACAATCCCAACAGTACAGAGATAATTGGGATTTAATTTTTGGAAAAAAAAATAAAGAGGTTAAAACCAAGTCGAAAGACTGAGTTATGCGTAAGAGGCTTCCTGGGATAGGACGCTTGCTTTCATCTAGGGCAAGCAATCTAGGAGGTCCAGCTTTTAAATTATGATAAAGAAACTAAAAGAAATATATTACAAACTACACAAGCTTATGAAGTCAGGTAGAGTTAATAAAGTCTCTAAGACAGTAGGTATACACAAACCTATTTTAAAAAAAGACGGAACTCCTGACAAACGATATAAGAAATAATCATGTCTGATATACCAGACGGATATATTAAAAAGAAAAGCTCTACTATACCTTTTGGGTATAGAGTTAGTTCTATTAAAGGTTATCTAGAACCTATACCTGAACAAATCCAAGCTTTAAATAAATACTTAAAAGGTATTAACGATAAAGCTTATTCCCTTAGAGAAGCCGCAGAACTTTTAACTAGTGAGACAGGTAGAAGAATAAGTCATGTCGGCTTAAAAAAACAATTAAACAAAAAAGAATGGGAGATATTCCCTGAGAATTATGAAACTAATAAGGATGGTTCTTTTGTTCTTACTACTACAGGTAAGCCCAAGAAAAAAAATGGAAGACCTGTTGGTGCTACTTCTAAGTACACATATTCCGCAGAACATAAGAGAAAGCTAGCCCTAGCTAAACAAAAGAAAAAGTTACAACTGGAGAAAAAGAAACTTGCGAACAAAGAACAGAAGCTACGAACAGAAGAAGTTATTATTAAAAAGTCAACGGAGTCGCAGAGTTCAAATGTTTTTACAGAAGAAGAACTTAAACAAACAACTCCAACAGTCAGAGAAAGTTTAAAAGATAAAAAAATAATCTTTCATCCAAATGAAGGACCACAGACAGACTTCTTGGCCGCAGGCGAAAAAGATGTTTTATATGGTGGAGCTGCAGGTGGTGGTAAGTCTTACGCTATGATAGTAGACCCTTTAAGGTATGCACATAAAAAAGCACACAGAGCTTTAATACTTAGAAGGTCAATGCCTGAACTTAGAGAAATGATTGATAAGACTCGTGAATTGTATCCACAGGCTTTTCCTGGTGCAAAGTTTAAAGAAGTAGAAAAGTTGTGGAATTTTCCTAGTGGTGCTAAAGTAGAGTTTGGTTTCCTTGAACGAGATGCTGATGTTTACCGATATCAAGGCCAAGCTTATTCTTGGATTGGCTTTGACGAAATCACACATCTACCTACTGAATTTAGTTGGAATTACCTTGCGTCTCGTTTAAGAACCACAGACCCAGAAATAGAAACATACCTACGCTGTACTGCTAACCCTGGTGGTGTTGGTTCACATTGGGTAAAGAAAAGATATATAGAACCTAACGAACCTAATGAATCTTTTTTAGGAGGAGATGGCCTAAGTAGAAAATTTATTCCTGCTACATTACAAGACAACCCTTATCTATCTGAAGATGGTGTCTATGAGCAGATGCTTAAATCACTACCTCCAATACAAAGAAGACAACTATTAGAAGGTAATTGGGATGTAGCTGAAGGAGCTGCTTTCGTAGAGTTTAGTCCTGAACAACATATTATTACTCCTTTTGAGTTGCCTGTTCATTGGGAAAGAGTAAAAGGTATTGACTACGGCTATGCTTCAGAGTCATGTTGCCTGTGGGGTATAGTAGATATAAATGACGGAACACTTATAATATATAGGGAATTGTACCAAAAGGGCTTGACAGGTGAAGAATTAGGCTCTATAATAACAGATAGAGAAGTAGAAGACCCTTTCTCTGTTGCTGGTGTCCTTGACACAGCTGCTTGGGCCAACACAGGTACTACTGGTCCTACTGTTGGTGAAGCACTTGTAAAAGCAGGACATAAGCTTAGACGAGCAGATAAGAATAGAATACAGGGCAAAATACAAATACATGAGTATCTAAAAGTTAGAGAAAATGGTAGGCCTAAGTTACAGATATTTAATACATGTCCGAACTTAATTAGAGAATTACAGTCTATACCGCTATCAAAAACTAATCCTGAAGATGTTGATACCCACGCTTCAGACCATGCTTATGATGCACTAAGGTATATGATAATGAGCCGACCAAGAATGGAAAGCCCATTTGATAGAATAAGGGGATTAAAGAGGGATATATACCAACCTGTTGATTCCACTTTTGGTTATTAAAATATGGCAGACTCGGATAACACATTTTTAAATGCGGATGAACTCTATACTGAAGTAGAGGGCGAGACTGGTAAAGAATTAAATCTAGAAGAAAACCAAAAACAAAATCTTGTAGGTATAGTAAAATCACGATTTCAACAAGCAGAAGACTCACGACAAGTTGATGAGACTCGTTGGATTAAATCGTTTGAAAACTACAGAGGACTATACAAGAAGTCCGTCAAATTTAGAGAATCTGAAAAATCTCGTGTCTTTGTAAAAGTAACTAAGACTAAAGTCCTTGCTGCCTTTGGACAATTAGTAGATGTTATTTTTGGGACAGGAAGATTTCCGATAGGTATAACGGAAACAAAGATTCCTGAAGGAGAGCTAGCTCAGGCTCATCTTGATACCAATAACCCACAGCCTAATATAGAAACTTCTATACCTGATGATATTGGTAACAGAAAAGATACGCCAATAAATCCTTATGATGTTGGTTACGAAGGTGATGGAAGAACATTACAGCCTGGTGCTACTTATTATAAAGGAGAGGTATCTAAGCCTTTAGAAGACCAGATATCTTTGAAAGAAGGTGCTAGTCCTATTCCTCAAATTCCTGAAGTCAATCCTGCACAAGAAGCTGCAAGACGGATGGAAAAATTAATACACGACCAAATAGAAGAGTCTAGTGGTTCTTCAGAAATAAGAAATGCTTTACTAGAAGCTGCTCTGCTTGGAACAGGTATTGTTAAGGGGCCGTTTAATTTTAATAAGACATTAAATAAATGGACTAAGAATCCTGAAGGCGGTAGAGAATACAAGCCTGTAGATGTTCGTGTACCTAGAATTGAGTTTGTTAGTTGTTGGGATTTTTACCCAGACCCTGCGGCCACTAACATGGAAGAATGTGAATACATAATTCATAGACATAGAATGAATCGCAGTCAACTTAGGGCATTAAGACAGATGCCTTATTTTAATGAAGATGCTATTAGAAAGTGTGTTCAACAAGGACCTAACTATGTAGATAGAGGTTATGAGTCTGCATTAAGAGATGATGACAGGTCTGATGATGAAATAAATACTAACTTTGAAGTTATAGAATACTGGGGCATTATGGATGCTGAGTATGCTAAAGAGGTTGGTATAGAATTAGATGAAAGTATAGATGATTTAGATGAAGTACAAATTAATGCTTGGGTATGTGGTAACGAATTACTAAGAGCAGTTGTAAATCCATTTAAACCTTTCCGACTACCATATAATGCTTTTCCATACGAAAGAAATCCATATAACTTCTTTGGTATTGGCGTAGCAGAAAACATGGATGATAGTCAACAAATTATGAATGGCCATGCAAGAATGGCTATAGATAACTTAGCATTGAGTGGTTCACTTGTATTTGATGTAGATGAGTCTGCATTAGTAGGTGGTCAATCAATGGACATATATCCTGGTAAAGTATTTAGAAGACAGGCTGGTATGCCTGGTCAAGCCATACATGGTTTAAAATTTCCTAATACTGCAACAGAGAATATGATGATGTTTGATAAGTTCAGACAGCTTGCAGACGAGCAAACAGGAATACCTAGTTACTCACACGGACAAACAGGAGTTCAAAGTATGACAAGGACTGCTTCAGGCATGTCAATGTTATTAGGAGCTTCTAGTTTAAATGTTAAAACTGTTATCAAAAATCTTGATGACTTTTTACTAAAGCCTTTAGGGGAATGTTATTACCAATGGAACATGCAGTTCTTTGAAGGTGAATTAGACATTGAAGGAGATTTAGAAGTTAGAGCTACTGGAACCAATAGTTTAATGCAGAAAGAAGTTAGAAGTCAAAGACTTACTATGTTCTTACAAACTGCACAAAATCCAACTATTGCTCCATTTGTTAAGATTTCTAAATTAGTAAGTGAACTAGCCTACAGCTTAGACTTGGACCCTGATGAAATACTCAATGACCCAGAAGAAGCTGCTATCATGGCTCAAATAATAGGAATGCAAAATGCTGGACAAAATAATGGCGAAGAAGCTTCTGCCCCTAACCAACAGCCCCCAATGGGAGGACTTCAAGGAACACCTCAACAACCTGAAGGAGTTGGAAGTACAGGCACTGGTAACGGCACAATCGGAACAGGCTCTGTACCGAATCCAGGGGAAGCTGAGTTTTCTGGGACAGTTGAATAGTCTCGAAGCTCAGATACAAGAAGCAATTAACAGAAAATAGGAGAACTAATTATGTTAGATTTATTGGATACAATTTTAAAAATAGTAGGAGTAGTACCTTGGATAGTTTCAATCTGTTCAATGATAGCTGCACTAACCCCTACACCACATGACGATAATTTAATAAGCAAAGCTTATAAAGTTATTGATTGGTTTGCTTTAAATATCGGAAAAGCAAAGGAGAAATAATATGGCATACGGAACAGGAACATACGGAAGTACAGTAGGGAGACCTAAAAAAGCATACGCTGAAGGAGGCCTACTTGCTGACGATATGCCTATGCCTATGGAAGAAACTCATACAATGCCTGATGGTACAGAAATGCCAGGGGCTACTCACGGAGAGTATGAACAAGAAATGTCTGAAACCTCAATGGAGCCAATGACTCCTGATAATGAGATGGAAGATAATTATTTAGATTTTATAATTGACGAAGCATTAAGTGAAGAAGAAGAAGATATGCTTATGTCAAAACTAGAACAAGATGAGCAACTATCTGTAATATTTGATAAAGTATTAGAAGTTGCTTCAGAATTTGCTGGGTCTGGTCCTGTTGATGGACCGGGTTCAGGAGTCTCTGATTCGATACCTGCAAGGTTATCGGATGGAGAGTTTGTCTTTACATCCAAAGCAGTAGACCAAATAGGCATAGACACTCTACAACAGATGATGTCAGATGCTGAAATGGAAGCTGATGGAGAGATGCCAAGACAAGCAAGAAGAATGGGTGGGTATATGATGGATGAAGTCCGAGAGGACAACATGATAGACCCTGAAAAAACTTACGACCTAGATAAGGCTGAAGTTGATGACACTAATAAGCGTATCAATGACACCATGATGCTAGGCGGAGTACCTATTCGGTAATACGATAAGGCTACCTTTTAATAAGCCCCTTATCATTTTAAATAACCAAACGGCTACCTTTACAATACAAGCCCTCTAGTCGACATAGAGCTACCTTGTGAACAAAGCCCCTAGTAGGAGAAGAACTATGACTGAACAAGTCCAAGAGGAACAAGCAAATCCTTATAACCAAAAAAAAGCTTGGCACGATACAGAAGATAAACCTTTTGTCTCGTCTGAAAGTATGTTTTTTGAAGAACCTTCTGAGAAAAATAAACTATTTAAAAGTAATGACATAACTGAAGTGAAAGCTGAAGGAAGTGTTAATACTGAAGAACTGGAAATTTCAAGGGATACTCCCTATAAAAAACCAGATTATAAGAAACGCTATGATGACTTAAAAAAGCATTATGATTCAAAGTTAAATGAATTTAAGCAAAGAGAAGTAGAATTACAAAATCAGGCTAGACCTGAATATGTGGCTCCTAAAACTCCAGAAGAGCTTGAAAGATTTAAAAAAGAATATCCTGATTTTTATGAAGTTGTTGAAACAGTTTCCCATTTACAAAGTGATTCTAAAGTAAAAGTTCTAGAAGAACGCCTTAGCCAGTTGCAGAGTGAAGAAGCGAAACAGCGTAAATCAGACGCAGAGAAAAGACTAACGGAAAGACACCCTGATTTTGGTGATATCAGAAGAAGTGAAGATTTCCATGAATGGGCAAAAGAACAGCATACATCTATTCAAGCTTGGATTTATGATAATGCTGATGATGCTGATTTAGCTTCTCGTGCTTTAGACTTATTTAAAAAGGATATGGGAATTGACTTACCTAAAGTAGACAGGTCAAGTTCTAAGTCTAAGACTAATGCTGCGGATATGGTCTCTACGAAAACAACTGTAGTAGATACTAAAGAGCCGAAGGTCTGGACAAAACGGGAGATAGACGCTATGAGCATGGATGAGTTTGATAAATACGAAAAGGAAATATCAGACGCTATGCAAAATGGGCTTATATCTAATTAAAACTATTTAACTAAGGAGAAGTATCATGGCTCAATTTTTTGAACCCTCAACAGATACAAATGCTAACTTTGCAAACTCCGTAGCTGGTCAAACTAATAGCTTTTTCTTACCATCCGTTTACTCTAAAAAGGTTTTAAACTTCTTTAGGAAAGCGAGTGTTATTGAAGCTATTACAAATACCGACTACGCAGGTGAAATATCCTCATTCGGAGACTCTGTAAAGATTATCAAAGAACCTGTCATTTCAGTATCAGACTACACTCGTGGCTCTGACACTTCTGACACTAAACTAACTGACCAAGAAATTAACTTGGTTGTCGATAGTGCGAAAGCTTTCAAATTTATAGTTGACGACATTGAATCTAATATGTCTCATGTCAACTTTAAAGAAATTGCTTCAAGCTCAGCTGCATACGCTTTAAAAGATTCGTATGACGCTGCTGTTTTAGCAAGCATGTTTGCTGGTTGCTCTGCCTCATCCCCTGACCATATTATAGGTTCTGACTCAGCTACTGCTGATGCAACCTTGGCTCACGCTACTAATTCTGTAGACCTTTTAGGTTCTGACGGAACTGGCGTAGACGCTTTGGACCTAATGGCTAGGATGGCAAGACTATTGGATACACAAAATGTGCCTGAAGAAGGCCGTTGGTTTGTGGCTCCACCTTCATTTTATGAAGAGTTAGGAAAGTCTGGTTCTAAGTTAATGTCTGTTGACTTTAACGCAGGTCAAGGCTCAATCAGAAATGGTTTAGTTTCAAGTGGTAAGTTAAGAGGATTTGATATGTACAAATCTAATAACATTGCTGCTACATCTAATGCTACTGGCAAAGTAATGGCTGGACACATGAGTTCAACTGCTACTGCTAATACTATTCTTTCAACTGAAGTGTTGAGAGACCCATCATCATTTGGTGATATAGTAAGAGGTCTTCATGTCTATGGCTCGAAAGTGCTAAGAGAAGAAGCTTTATGTAGTGCATTCTATGTAATTGACTAATGTCAAACTCGGAGGGGTCTTAACGGACTCCTCCATCTTTTAGGAATTATAATGGCTACAACATATTTAGATTTAACAAACGAAGCTTTAAGAGAACTTAATGAAGTTCCTTTGTCTACAAGTAATTTTCCAAATGCAGTAGGATTACAACAGTTTGTAAAAGATAGTGTAAACAAATCAATCTTTGATATAGCCAACGAAGAACCACAACTTCCTTTTTTCTCAGCAGGACTTAGTGGAGCTACAGACCCTTTTTATGGGAATACAACTGTAGCAACAACAGCAGGTACTAGATGGTATTTATTAAAAGCAGGTAGTTCTAATATAACTACTGACTTTGCTTCAATAGACTGGGATGATTTTTATATAACAACAATTAATGTAAGTGGTGAAACCGCACCTTTTGTTTCAAAAAGTTTAAAATTTACAACACTAGATGAGTGGACAAGATATTATAGAGATAGTGAAAACGAAGATGACGCTACAGACCAAGTTTATGGTGAACCAGTAAGAGTAATTAGAAGTCCTGACAATAGAAAATTTGGGCTTAGCCCCATACCCGACAAGGCTTACAATGTGCATTTCTATGCTTTTAACCCACCAACTAAACTATCAGCACACGGAGATACAATAACTTTTCCTGAACAGTATAGTAATGTTATAACTGCAAGAGTTCGTTATTATGTGTGGCAGTTTAAAGAAAGTCCTCAACAGGCCGCTTTTGCTTTAGAAGATTTTAAAAAACACATGCGAACTATGAAATCTAATTTATTAAACCCACAGCCAAAAACAATGGTAGACGATAGGACTTATTTCTAATGCCAGCTTCCCAACCTTTTACAGTTGCTTGTGATGGTGGATTAATTAAGTCTACAAACTCTTTAGCTTTATTAAGAACTCCAGGATTTGCTACTAAATTAAAAAACTTTGAAGTAGGTACTGAAGGTGGATATAGAAGAGTAAGTGGATTTACTAGGTTTGGTGAAGATAATGCTACTAATCCAAACTCAACTAATCCTATTTTAGGTTTAGCTGTTTATGCAGACGGAGTAATAGCTTGTTCAGGAGATGGAATATTTTTTAGCCAAGATGGAATTTCTTGGATGCAGTTAAATAAAGCTAGTGTTGCAAATAGTGGAGATAATTATTCTACTTTTAATGCTAGAAGTAATAACGCAAGAACAGGACAAGGCCAATGTCATTTTGATATCTATGAAGGAACAAGTGATTATGGTGAAATTTTAATAGTAGACGGAGCTAACAAACCTTTTTATTTTAAAATGACAGGTACAGGAGCTTTAAATACTCGTACTTTTTATGCAGAAGAAATTACAGTATCAGGAACTATAAGCCCTACAGTAGGAACTATTCACGATAAACATTATGTAGTTGCAGGAGATAACAACAATAAAAATGTTATTTATTATAGTGGTGTTAATGATATTACAAACTTTAGTGCAGGTACCGCAGGTAATATAGCTTTAGAAGATGCTGTAATAGGATTAAAAAGTTTCCGTAATGAACTATTTATATTTTGTAAAAACAGTATTCATAAACTTGTTAGTATTAATGATGCAAGTAATATTGCTATTGTACCTGTTACAGATAATGTTGGTTGTTTAGACGGACACAGTATTCAAGAAATAGCAGGTGATTTAATATTCTTAGCACCTGACGGCTTTAGAACAGTTGCAGGTACATCAAGAATTGGTGATATTGAATTAAGTAGTATTAGTAAACAAATACAACCTTTAGTTCAAAAAATAGCAAACAAAGTAAATACATTTACAATTAGTAGTGTTGTTATAGGCGACAGGTCTCAATATAGATTATTTTATTCAGACTCTAGTGCAGATACAACAGCTACTTCTAGAGGAATTATAGGAACATTAAGACCAGGTTCAACTGCTAATCCAACAGCAGGGTTCCAATGGTCTGAGACTTTAGGCATACAAGCTCCTGCTATTACAGCAGGTTTTAATAGCCTAGGACTAGAACAATATTTTCATGGAGACTTTGAAGGAAGAGTTTTTTTACATGATAATGGAAATAGTTTTAATGGAGCAAATGTGGTAGCAGAATACCAAACTCCTGATATAGACTATGGTGATTTAGGAACATTAAAGACTTTACATTTTATAAAAATGTCTTTTGGACCTGAAGGGAGAGTACAGCCTACATTAAGAGTTAGGTTTAATTATGATGACCCTAATCACCCACAACCAGACGATTATCTTTTAGCAAGCATACCGCCTCCATCATTGCTAGGAGATGCTTTATTTGGTGAAGGAGTTTTTGGAGCTTCTGAAAAACCTTTAGTAAGACAACAGATACAAGGAAGCGGACACAGTAATTTTTTTAAATTAAGAAGTGATGATATAAGAACTCCATACACAATCAACGGATTTTTTATAGATTACATACCATCAGGTAGGAGATAAAGATGGCAGGATATACAAGACAAAGCACATTTTCAGATGGAGATACCATTACAGCTGCTATATTTAATAATGAATATAACCAAGTTGTAAATGCTTTTCATAATCAAACAGGACATAAACATGACGGAACTCTTGCAGAGGGTCCTGTTATTGGAGTAATTGGAGACTCAGGTCAAACAACTCCTTTAAATAAAGTTTTAATTGATTCAACAAACGACCATATTGAATTTTGGATAGATGTATCTTCTAGTTCAGTACAACAATTTTATGTAGCAGACGGAGTAATAGCTCCAGTTACAGACTCAGATATAGACTTAGGAACAAGTTCTTTATATTGGAAAGACGCTTATATAGATTCTATTACTACAACAGGAAATGTAGGAGTTGGCGGTAATTTAACTGTAACAGGTACTACAACTTTTAATGGTGGAACTTTAAATCTTGGTGATTCTGCTAGTGATAATATTGTATTTGGTGGTGAAGTAGACTCACACATTATACCAGATGATGATGGAACTTTTGATTTAGGTAGCTCTACAAAAGAATGGAGAGATATTTATATAGATGGTACTGCACATATTGATACTTTAGATGTAGACGCAAACGCTACAGTTGCAGGTACTTTAGGTGTTACAGGTGTATTTACTGGTTCAAGCTTAGACATTTCTGGAAACATTGATGTAGATGGTGTAACTAATTTAGATGTTGTTGATATAGATGGTGCTGTAGATATGGCCTCAACTTTAACAGTAGCAGGTGTTTTAACAGGTTCTTCTCTTGATATTTCAGGAGATATAGATGTAGACGGAACAACTAATTTAGATGTAGTAGATATAGATGGTGCTGTTGATATGGCTAGTAATTTAGCAGTCGGTGGTAATATTACAGTTGCAGGAGATTTGACTGTAAACGGCAGCACAACAACTTTAAATACTGCAACGCTTGATGTCGAAGACAAAAACATAACACTTAATAAAGGTTCAGGAGATACTTCAGGCTCAGCAGACGGAGCTGGTATTACTATTCAAGACGCAGTAAACGCTTCTAATAATGCTACACTTCTTTGGAATGCGTCCAATGACAACTTTGTATTTTCACATGAAGTAGTTGCTCCTAGTTTAGATATATCAGGTAATGTAGATATAGATGGTACTTTAGAAGCAGACGCTATTACTGTTAATGGAACAACACTATCCGAAACAATTAGTGATACTGTAGGTGCTATGGTAGGTTCTAATACAGAATCTGGTATTACTGTATCTTATGACGATTCTGATAACACTTTAGATTTTGTAATCGGAACACTTAATCAAGATACTACAGGTAATGCGGCCACAGCTACAGCACTAGAAACTGCTCGTACTATTAGTGGTGTTAGTTTTAATGGAACTTCAAATATAACATTACAAACTAGCGACATAGGTGAAAATGTAAATTTATATTATACAGATGCTAGAGTAAGAAGTCATATCACAGGTTCTGAACTAGATATGGGTGGTAACAAAGTATTGTTTGGTAATTTGTATTCCGCAGAAGGAGACTTACCAAGTGCTTCAACATACCACGGAATGTTTGCTCATGTACATGGTACTGGAAAAGGATACTTTGCTCATGCTGGTGGTTGGAAAAAATTACTAGACGAAAGCAGTTCTTCAACATCAAACTTAGCAGAAGGGTCTAATCTTTATTATACAGATGCAAGAGCTAACTCAGCTTTTGATACAAGACTTGCAACAAAAAGCACAACAAATTTAGCAGAAGGTAGTAATTTATATTTCACAGCCGAAAGAGTTGCTGATACTGTTGGAGCAATGGTAGCTTCAAATACAGAAACAAACATAACAGTAACTTATGATGATGCAGATAATACTTTAGATTTTGTTATAGGTACTCTTAACCAAGACACAACAGGAAATGCAGGAACTGCTACAGCACTAGAAACTGCTAGAACAATTCATGGAGTTTCTTTTGACGGAACTTCAAATATAGATTTATCAGAAGTTATAGCTGATACAGTCGGAGCTATGGTTAGCTCTAATACAGAAACAAACATAACAGTTACATATCAAGATGCTGATAACACTATAGACTTTGTAATTGGTACGCTTAATCAAGATACAACAGGAAACGCAGGAACTGCCACAGCCTTAGAAACAGCACGAACTATTCATGGTGTAAGTTTTGATGGTACAGGAAATATTGATTTATCAGAAGTTATTCAAGATACTGTAGGCGGAATGTTCTCAGGCAATACTGAAACTAACATTACTGCTACTTATCAAGATTCAGACGGAACTGTAGATTTAGTTATTGGCACATTAAACCAAGACACTACAGGTAATGCTGCAACCGCAACAACTTTAGAAACAGCAAGAACTATTGGTGGAGTATCCTTTAACGGCTCTGCTAATATTAATCTACCTGGCGTAAACACAGCAGGTAATCAAAACACTTCAGGAAACGCAACTACAGCTACAGCTTTACAAACATCAAGAACTATACACGGAGTTTCTTTTGATGGTAGTGCAAACATAGATTTAACAGAAGTTGTTCAAGATACAGTTGGAGCCATGTTTGATAGTAATACTGAAAGTGGACTTACAGTAACTTATCAAGATTCAGACGGAACTATAGACTTAGTAATGGGAGACACAGATGGAGTCTCTGAAGGTAGTTCAAATTTATATTTTACAAATGAAAGAGTTGATGACAGAGTAAATACATTATTACAAGCAGGTACAAACATGACCTTAGCTTATGATGATACTGCTAATACTTTAACAATTTCTACAAGCGGTAAAACTACAGAAGAAATACAAGACATAACAGGAACACAATTAGTAACTAATGGTTCACATACTAATATTATTGCTGCTTATGATGATTCAGGAGACGGAGCAATAGATTTATCTATAGCTGATTCAGTTATTAGAGGAAAAATATCTGTAACAGATTCAGGCGGAGACGGAAGTCTTGCTTATAATAATTCTACAGGAGTTATAACTTACACAGGACCAAGTGCTGCTGAAGTAAGAAGTCATATAAGTGCAGGTACTGGTGTAACAGTTAGCTCAGGTGCAATATCTATTGGACAAGCAGTAGCTACTTCAAGTAATGTTCAATTTGGTAATTTAACTTTATCTGGTAATTTAGTTGTAAATGGTACAACTTCTACAGTTGCAAGTACAAATACAACTATTGCTGATAACTTAATAGAATTAAATAATGGTGTAAGCTCTAACGCAAATGATTCAGGTATTGTTATTGAGAGAGGCTCAACAGGAGATAATGTATTCTTTGGTTGGGATGAGTCAGCCGATAAATTTATAGTAGGTACAACTACAGCAACAGGAGCTTCAACAGGTGATTTAACTATTACAGCTGCTGATTTACAAACTGCTGCTTTAAGTGCAAGTAATATTACAGTTACAGGAACAGTAGATGGAAGAGATGTTGCTGCTGACGGAACAAAATTAGATGGTATAGAGTCAAGTGCTACAGCAGACCAAACAGCTGCTGAGATTAGAACTTTAGTTGAAAGTGCTACAGACTCAAATGTATTTACAGATAACGACCATAGTAAATTAAATGCTATAGAAGCTAGTGCAGATGTTACAGACGCTGCAAATGTAAAGACTGCTTTAACAGCTTTTGCTACAGGAACAGATGCTTCTATTAATGATTTAATTCCTTACTATGATGTAAGTTCAAATACATGGGAAAAAGGTACAATTACAAATGTAGCTTTACAAGGTGTAAAAGGACAAAAAGGTCAAACAGGAGCTACAGGACCTACAGGTGCTACTGGCCCTACAGGACCTACTGGAAGTAAAGGTCAAAAAGGAGAGGTAGGTGTTACAGGTGCTACTGGCCCTACAGGTACTCAGGGTTCTACAGGACCTACAGGACCTACAGGACCTACAGGACAAAAGGGACAGAAAGGAGAAGTAGGAGCTACTGGACCTACAGGTGCTACTGGTCCTACAGGAAGTAAAGGACAAAAGGGTGAAGCAGGTGTAGATGGTGCAGCTTCAGATGGTACTAAAGGACAGAAAGGTCAAACAGGAGCTACAGGACCTACAGGCTCTAATGGTTCTAATGGTTCAAATGGTTCTAAAGGACAAAAGGGTGAAGTAGGTGTTACTGGTAATACAGGGTCAACTGGTTCTACTGGTCCTACAGGAAGTAAAGGACAAAAGGGTGAAGTAGGTGTTACTGGTAATACAGGTGGTACAGGAGCTACTGGTCCTACTGGTCCTAACGGAAATGATGGCTCTAACGGAAGCAAAGGACAAAAAGGAACAACAGGTAGTACAGGTGGTACAGGACCTACTGGACCTACTGGCTCAACAGGCTCAGCAGGTAGTAATGGTTCTAACGGAGATAAAGGACAAAAAGGTGAAGTAGGCTCAACTGGTAGTACAGGTAGTACAGGTGGTACAGGACCTACAGGACCAGGTGGAAGCACAGGACCTACAGGACCAGGTGGTTCAAAAGGACAGAAAGGAGAAGTAGGCTCAACTGGTAGTACAGGGTCAACTGGTTCAACTGGTAGTACAGGTAGTACAGGTGCTAAGGGACAAAAAGGAGAAGTAGGCTCGCAAGGTGGTACTGGACCTACTGGACCTAGTGGACCAACAGGACCAAACGGACCTACAGGACCAACAGGTTCGACAGGAACAGGTATTACAATGGAAGGCCAAGTTGCTAATACAAGTAATCTACCTTCTTCAGGTAATACAAAAGGTGATGCCTATATAGTACAAGCAGATGACAGCTTACATATATTTGATGGCTCTAGTTTTGTAAGCGGTGGTTCTATACAAGGACCTACAGGTGCTACAGGACCTACAGGACCAAATGGACCTACAGGACCAAATGGACCTACAGGCTCTACAGGACCTACAGGACCAACAGGTAGTGGTGGTGCTAAAGGACAAAAAGGTCAGACAGGAGCAGGTGGTTCAACAGGTAGTACAGGACCTACTGGCCCTACTGGACCTACAGGAGCTAAAGGACAGAAAGGAGAGGTAGGCTCAACAGGTGGGACAGGACCTACAGGACCTACAGGACCGGGTGGTTCAACAGGTTCAACTGGTTCAACTGGTTCAACAGGAGCTAAAGGACAGAAAGGTCAAGCAGGCTCTAACGGAAGTAATGGTAGTACAGGACCTACTGGACCAACAGGACCTTCAGGTTCTAATGGAAGCAATGGGTCTAAAGGACAAAAAGGTCAGACAGGTGGTACTGGTGGTACAGGACCTACAGGTGGGACAGGTCCTACAGGTGGTACAGGTCCAACAGGTGGAACAGGACCTACTGGACAAAAAGGACAGAAAGGTCAGACAGGTGGTACAGGTGGTACAGGCCCAACAGGACCTACAGGACCTGGCGGTAGTACAGGTGGTACAGGACCTACAGGTGGAACTGGACCTACAGGAGCTAAAGGACAAAAAGGTCAAGCAGGCTCAAATGGTTCAAATGGCGGTACAGGCCCAACAGGACCTACAGGTGGAACAGGACCTACTGGACAAAAAGGACAGAAAGGTCAAGCAGGTAGTAATGGTTCTAACGGAGGCACAGGACCAACAGGCCCTACAGGTTCAACAGGTTCAACAGGACCAACAGGACCATCAGGTTCTAACGGAAGTGATGGTGGTGCAGGAGCTAAGGGACAAAAAGGTCAAACAGGTAGTAATGGTTCAAATGGTTCAAATGGTGGAACAGGACCTACTGGACCAGCAGGACCAACAGGACCTACAGGTGGATTCAGCACCAACTCAAATGCACAAGTTAATAGCTTAGGTATAAATACAGGTGCTAGTGGAACAGCAGGTGAAATTAGAGCAACTAATAACATTACGGCTTTCTATTCTGATGCAAGATTAAAAGACTTTGAAGGTACTATACCAAATGCTTTAGAAAAAGTATTACAGCTTGGCGGATACTATTTCAGAGAAAATGAAACTGCTAAAGAATTAGGTTACGAAAATGATAAAAGACAAGTTGGTGTATCAGCCCAAGAAGTACAAAATGTATTACCAGAGGTAGTAACAGAAGCTCCTATTGATGATAAATATTTAACAGTATGGTACGACAAGTTAGTTCCTTTATTAATAGAAGCTATAAAGGAATTAAATCAAAAGTTAGAGGATAAGTAATGGCTTATACTTGTAAAGATTTAACCATGGAAGAGGTTATAGATTTAGAAAGAAATGGAGTGTTAAAGGACCTTTATCTTAAAAGTGAAAAATACTTAGACGGAGATAAGAACTTTAATTATGCTAACTGTGAGCTAACTACAGACCAGTTTAATAATCTAACACAAGAACAAAAACTATTTTTTTGGAATAATTTTCCAAAAGCAATAGGTAGGATTTTTGAACTAGTGCCGTTTGAAGAACCATCTCCTGTTTTATTTAAATCTTTAGCTTTACAAGATTCAGATGGATATATATTACATCTTTATAATGGATATATAGATAATAATACTTGGGTAGAGGAAAGAGGTTTAATAAGACCTGATGCTAGCGGTTCAA